CCGACTAGTCGTCAATTCGGCTTCTACGTGGATCTTGGCGCTAGCAAGGCTGTTGTTGATGCTACCACCACCGTTCAAGGTGCTGCTCGTGCAGAAGGCTTCCTCCGCGCCTTTGGCATGGCTTACAAGGACTACGAGCCTGAGTATGCTTACTTGGTGACCTCGCCTGAAATGATGGCTTCGTTCCGGTCTGCCAATCTGGTCGACCAAGACAAAGTCACTGATGGCAATGTCGACTTCAACACGATCTTCCAGGGTAAGTTCCGTCTGATTCAGACTCGCGCCACTCAAAGCCTCAGCACTGCTGAGCTTACCAAGATCAACACCGGCGCTGGTGTGGACATTGTTGGAACTAAGCTCTCGTTCATTGTGCTTCCTGGTGCTGTTGCCATGGAACCGCTGATGATCGATGAGGACGTGGAAATCGACCGTAATGCTGGCGCCTACAAGGGCGGCGGTACCACCACCATCTGGAATCGTTGGGGTTATGTCGGCCATCCGGCTGGTTATGACTGGGCTGGCGTTGATGCTGCTTTCCCGAGCAATGCCGACTACCAAGCGGTCATTGAAGGCGCTACTCAAAGAGCCCTTACCGCTGTCGTCAGCGGTACCTTGGCCTCTACCACAGGTGTGTGGCTGCGTAAAGCTAGTTCTGCGCTGAGCCTGGGTATCCTCCCGGTCTTCCACAGCTAAAAGTAGGTGCGAGTATGGCATTAAGTAAAGGTACTAACTCTTACGTTACAGTCGCTGAAGCTGATGCCTACTTCGCTGACAGCGTACACAACGCTACTTGGTCAGCCTTGAATGAGACTTCTAAAGCCCAGTTGTTGGTTTCTGCCACTCGGGTTATTGATGACATGGAGTTTCAAGGTGTTGCCGTCTCCGCTTCACAGTCTCTGGCCTTTCCGAGAGAGGGTGAATATCTGGACACAAAGCTGAACGTTGTTCGTGCTATGAATCCTACACCCTCAATCGTATTGCGAGCGACATACGAGCTAGCGTTTCATCTCTCTGCAAATTCTGACGTATTACAAAACGACGCCACATTCAGCAGGCTGACGGTCGGGCCTATCACAATTGAGAAGCCTGTCTCAGCTAGTGTGACTCCTAAACGAGTTCTAGATATCTTGAAACCACTATCCGCGTCTAGCGGTAATATTTGGTGGAGGGCCAACTAATGAGTTTGTCTGCACAAGTCAATAAAGCAGTAGAAGCTGCTTTCAAGGCAGCAGGCGATCTGATAAAAGCTGGCCAGCTGTTTAGAGTAACTAATGTAAATTTCAGTTTCACGACAGGGCAGGTGGCCTCACCGCTACCGGCGTCAGTACCTGTCGATGTTCTGGACGTCACCACAAAGAAAAGAGAGACTGTTGCCAACGAAGTCATAAAAAGCTTCTTGCTACGTACAGCTCAATCGCAAACGCTAACAACTCTTGATTACATAATGATCGGCATCGAAAAATGGCAGATCAGGGATGTGCAGTTCTCTAATGGCTTTACAAGCTCCGTCACAGTCATGAAGGGGTGAGTATGAGCAAATTTATGACATTAGAGCTCAATGTTTACGACTTCTTCACCAAAAGTGAATGGACGTCACACAGCATAACTGCGTTTCCGGATAATTTCAAGAGTGTAGATCTTCCGGCAGAATATGTGAAGATGGATATTTTGGCATCAGGCGACAGCGTTAACCGAGTTTCAGTTTCAGGAATTCTCAAGCTAAGTATAAACACTGAAGTCAACAAGGGTACTAGCAGGTCTACACAAATTGCAGACATTCTGACAGCGCTGCTGTCGAACAAAAGCAAAACAAGTGCAGGCTGGACTACACAGCTAAAGGGCGCAGTTTATACCCCAATAGGCTTGGACCCACAGTCTAAGTATTTCAGATCTAAGCTTGAGATTCAATTTAATCACTTTGGAGTTTCTTGATGGCTCATATCAATTCAATCGGCGCAGGTATGTTCTCCGACCTTGCGGTCGCGACACCTTCCAGTGCGCCCACCTTCGCTACCCTGGACACGGCGGCTGAATTCCAAGCGTTGTTTGCTACGGAAATCAACTCTGCGGGTGGTACTAAAGGTGCGAACACCTTTGTGCGTATCGGTAACGTGCGCGAATTCCCGGCGATGGGCACTCCCCCGAACGTTGTGAACGTCCCGACTTATGGTCAGGCCAGCTCACAGCAGATTCAGGGTCAGTCCGATGCTCCCACGATGGAAATCCAGATCAACCTGGTCCCCGCTGATTGGGCCAAGGAAGCTGGTAACATCCTGGGTAACATGGTCGGTGACGGTAATCAGTATGTCTTCCGCTTCACGCTGATGAACACTGAATCGACCGGCTCGGGCGCGACCAAGTTTGCATCTACCAGCACCGGTATTGGCACTGTGCAAAACTCGCAGTACTACTGGATCGGTAAGATTGACGCTCTGCAGGTCACTCCGCAGTTGACCGATGCCAACACTGGTACGGTCACCATCACCATTCAGTCGAAGTTCTACGGAGCTTTCACGATCTAAGAGGAGGGGCTTATGCCCCTTTAATAATGGCATACTCGAATCAAAACGCACCTTTCAGCAAAGACTATGTGCTTAGCGTTACTAGGCAACACATGCTGCGTAGTGTTCAAATGTCTATCGACAAGACACTCGCACGGATGGCGGTCTTTAATTCAGAAAATGATTCTGTTAAGTCACTCGAAGCATTCGAGACATTGACGGAACTCCAGGGCATCAAAAATGCCATCATCAAAAAGTAATAGGTGATACATATGTCAAAACTGCGTAGTTTGCTTTCTAAGGCCGTCACCAAGAAGGTGGCTTTCATGGGCGACGAAGTTGAAATTCGTAAGCTCACAATCGCTCAGGTCGAAGGTATTCAAGTCTTCACCAAAACAGCTTCTGAAAATTCTGAAGGCGACATCTTCGCGAGTCTCAAGAAGATTTTGGACGAGGGTGTTGCAGACTTCAAAGAGCTTTCGATGGAAGAGTTCAAGGAGTTTCCTCTGGAGGAACTTCAGGCGCTTTCGACTGCAGTCACCGAGTTCTCGGGTCTCCGGGCTCCTGCTACGGCTGCTGAGGGAAACGTCTTACCGAAGACGAGCTGACGCTATACGAGCTGGCGTATAGACTGCGAATACCTATCTATGTGCTAAAACAAGAGATGCCTCATGAGGAGCTGATGGGCTGGTACCACTACTTCGACAGGTATCCTTTTGGCTGGCAAGACGATGAAAGAGCTTACCGCATAATGCAAGCTCAAGGCGTCAAAGAGAAACCTGAGAACTTGTTCCCTTCTTTAGCTCGTCTGAAGGCTTCTGCCCACGCTGAGAAGATGACAGCGAACAAGTTCAAGTCCTCTAAGATGTTTGATTTCATGTCTAAGGCTATTAACGGTGATAGGCTTGATCTATGACTTTAAAAGGCGCGGATAAAGTCTTGAGAGGTATTCGGCTGGAGGTTCAGAAGCAATCTCTTAAGGCTGTTGATTCATCTAAAAGGAAGTTACTCGTAGAGCTTCAGGAAAGCACGCCGGTAGACACTGGTGAAGCGCGTGATGGCTGGAGAGTAACTAGTAAGGGTCTAGAGAACGATGTGGAGCACATAATTGCTCTAAATGAAGGCCACTCTCCTCAAGCCGAACCTAATTTTATCGAGCACTCTGTCTTAAAGCTCGGTCTGAAAATAAATGGTTCGATAGTACAGTTTAAGTGAGTTTGTGCCCGTGAGGTTGGCTTATGCCTTCTTTCACGGGCTTTTTAATGAGGATAACATGACCGGTGTCATAGTACCAGTTACCTCAGATTCAGCGGCAGCTAAACGTGATTTACGACAAGTTGAAGCGTCTCTGGGAAGAATCGACGATGCCACCAGGTCTGTTGGGCGTACACTCAAAAGCACTTTTTCGAATATAGGTGCAGCCGCCGGCCTGGCAGGCTTGGTTTATGGTTTAAAATCAGCTGTTGATGAATACCAACAGATAGAGAACAAGATCGCTCTAGTTACAGGGCGAACAAAAGAGCTTGTATCCGCACAGATGCAAGTGTTCAAATTAGCTGCAGACACGCGCTCTTCGGTAAGTGCCACTGCAGGTCTTTATAGCTCTATGGCCAGAGCTTTGAGGTCCTCACAAGTAGGTACTGTAAAGGTTCTTGAAGCCACTAAAGCAATCCAAGAGGCTGTGATTGTATCAGGTGCTTCGGAGGCCAGCGCTTCTGCAGCCATAATGCAGCTCAATCAGGGTTTATCTGCAGGAGCTTTGCGTGGCGAGGAGCTGAACTCTGTTATGGAGCAGACACCTCGCATTGCGCAAGCTATTGCTGATTCCCTCAAGGTAAGCACAGGCCAGTTGCGCATACTTGGTGAGCAAGGTAAGCTTACAAGCAACGTCGTTTTCAGCGCGATTCTGGCGCAAGCACAGAATATCAACAAAGAATTCCAGGCGATGGCGCCTACCATTGGTCAATCGACAAATCTTCTGACCGACGGAATAAAGCAGTTTGTTTCTCAATTCGACAAGGGGTTGGGGCTTTCTGCGTCGCTTTCTAAGTACATGCAGTCTACTGCTAAGTATGTATCTGCAGCTGCCGACAACGCTTTCCAACTTGGCACTAATGTCGCAGTCACTGTAAGACGCGTTAAGAACTTGGTGTCGTTAATCTCTGCACCAGTCGCTTCCATATTCGGTAGCCTTGCTACACAGTTTGCCCAGGCCTTGCCACAGATAAGGTTTACAGACACGTTTAAGGGAGACCTGAACGAGTTCATCAGATACTTTGATAGGACGTTCTTAGGCAACTTCATACGTGGTTGGAAACAGTTCCGTTTTATTGACCTCGTAACAGTCGAGTCTGATGTTGAGAAGGCTATAAGAACTTTAAAGCGGCTGAGTCCTAAATATTGGGCAGCTAGCGGATTCGACAGAAAGAGTATTGTAGAGCTCTTCTCAGCGCGGAACATTCTTGAGTACTCTAAAGCATTTGGTGTGCTTGCTAAAGCCGTTGCGTCCAATATCACAACCATTGGCGGTAATATCGAAGGGTTTGCCAAACGACTTAACGCCAGTATATTCAGCTTGTACCGCTATTGGGGCGGTGCTAGTGATGCGTTCGTATCCTTCACAGCCGGCTCTTTTGAGAATCTCACACAAACAATTGCTGAAATAACTCGCGGCTTGTTTGGGCTAACTGCACGCTTTTGGGATATCAGAGGGCTGATTGTACAGAATTGGTATCCCGGCATACGAACAATGATCCACGCCTTCAAAGAGGCTGGTATACCTGCTTTGAGAGCCTTTGCCAAAGCTACTGTAGAAGTTGTCCTGTACGCTATCAAGTACTTCACAGCTTTCGGCGAAGCCATTTCTGAAATCTTCAGAGCCAAGTCTTTCAAGAGCATGGCTGCGGACGTGTTTGACTTGATCTTTGGAATCTCAGATGCTATAAGCAACTTGGCCGACTTTGACAGCCCGCTGAAGAAGATCGAGAATTTTGCTAAGAAAGTTATTTATTACTTCTTCACAATATACGACGAAGTGATCGGTAACTCTTGGTGGACAGACACTGTGCTGGCAATTATCAACAGCTCTGCAACGCTTTGGGAGAAATCGAAGACTGGCATCGTCAAATTCTACAACAATTTCACAGGTTACTTCAGGTCGATTTACAACAACATCTCAGGCTCCTTTAAGAACTCACTGCGAGTACCTGAAATCAAATTCAACGTAATGCAGTCGAAGAGCAGTTTCGAGAAACTCTACGACTTAGCGCGTGCTACCTTTGCAGATATGAAGCGTTCAGCTTTGGACTTTGCAAAAGAATACCCGTCAATATTCTCAATGGCCATTATCGGCATAGCCGGCATAATTGCAAAGCTGGTGCTGCCTTTCTCATCTATCGGCACAGTGCTGTTGGCCTCTCTTGGCACAGAGCTCGCGCTTAACTCAACAGTTCTTGCGGATTCAATTTTCAAGAGTTTGTTCGATGCTTCGGCTATAAACGCAGCTGCTACTAAGTTTGGTGAAACTATTGGCTTCCTTGTGACAGCCTCTCTCAAAAGTCTTCCAGAGATACTTACAGTGATTCTTGGCGGAGTGGCTAGTGCCTTCCGAGGGTTCTTGACCAATATCGGCTTCATGGTCGGTGACATCTTCACTAGTATTTTCTCCATCGCTGACAAGGTCGGGCTTGGCACTCCGTTAGGCCTGATAGGCGCTTTGCTATTTGGCGCAGGTGCTGCGCGTCTTGCCGGTCAAACAGATCTGGTCAAGAAGGCTACAGCTCCCTTGAAATACATCGTCGGTCTGTTTAAAGACGGTGAAGATGACAAGGGTAAAACCATAAAGGCTCCTCTTGGGGCTATCGGTTCATGGCTATTTGGCACTTTCGGTGTCGCACGTGTGGTCGGCTCCATAGGGCTGGTTACTAGCGCCCTTGGTATCTTTGACAATCTGTTTATCAATTCGCCACTCGCTGAACTTGCCGCCAACGGCGGTTTGCTGTACCTCTTGTTTGCAGGTAACAAAGGCTTCGATAAGATCAAGACATCTGTAGTAGACGCCGCAATCCTGCCTGTTATCACATCCATAAAGACTCTCGCTGCAAAGAATAGCAAAACGATTTTTGATTTGTTGTTTGGAAGCGGGACTTTTGGCGATAGAGTCGCCGACTTTGGCAAAGCAGTTTTCACCAAGATAAATACCAGCGTTGTGGACTTCGCAACACCGTACGTATCTGCGGGTGTCGACTTTCTTACAACAGCCTTTCTTGGTAAGGACCCTAAAGCCACTCTGTCAAATGTTAAGAAGCAATTCTCAGACATTGCAGGCACTGTATCAGCGCAAATCAATAAGGCCAGCGCTTCCATGGGTCTCTCGTCTATAATGTCGAGCTTCAGCGGTATCTTCGCGGGTTCCCAGAACTACTCGCGTAAGTATAGCAATCTGATGGCCTCCACATTCGGGGCAACTCAGCGGCAGGCATCGTCGGCTTCGAAGTTTGCAGAAACTATTGGTGGTGATCAAGGTCTGCTCGGTCGCATGTTCCTTGGCAAGTATGGCAAAGCTATTCTCGTTGGCAGCATCCTGTCGGTTTTTGCTACCTTCACAATGGCTGCAACAACCACGCAGAAATCGCTTGAGGACCTCTCGCTGACTGAGCAGATAAGCCGCGACTTTGAGGCGTTGAAGAATAACAATCCTGTTGCAGCGGTACTTTTGGCTTCATTACCTCTTATTGCAGCAGCCGCTTTCTTGTTTAGACGACAAATCGGTTCTCAGCTGTCGAAGGTCTTTGATGTAAGCAACATTAAGCGTTGGTCCACGACTTCCATAGATGCTATAAGGGCAGTAGCTGCAAAGCGCAAGGCACTGTTGGCTGGTGTTGGCGCAGGGGCTGTTGGCGCAGGGGCTGGGTTTCTCACAACGGGTAGCTTAGTAGACGCCATAAGTCTTGGTGTCCTTGCAGCGCAATTCGGTTTCTTCATACGTAAGGCGCTTTATAAGGCTGTGGCATGGGCCTTCTCGACTGTTTTCTCTGCAGCCGTGATGGTGCCTCTGTTCAAGATCGCGGCGGTTGCGTTAGGTGCTCTGTCACTTGGTGGTATGGCGTACATATTCCTGTTCGGTGAGAATGATTTCTTGACGGATATGGATTTGGCGATTGACAAGATGAAGGAGTTCTTCGGTTTTAAGAACAAGAATTCTAAGTCTACCAAGCTGTCTGAGGAGCAGACGAAAGCGGTGCAGGATGCTGGTATTAGCCTCTCGTATGATCTATCCAAAATTGATCCCAAAAAGATTGCTACAAAGGACAGAGACCGCCTCGATGCCACGTTGGAGAAGCTCAAGGAATCTATAACTCAGGCTGCTGAAGAGCAAGCCCTACTAGGCATCACAACTGAGGACACAAAGAACAACATTCGCCAGCTTGATAAGAGCCTGGCAAATCTTGTGTCGAAGATAGACGCACGCAACTCGCTCAAGTCTGGCGACCTCGCAAAACAAATTCAGGATATTTCAAACCGTGATCCTAAGAGTCTAGCTGGCAAATTTGTGCTAGCTCTCGACCAAACTGCGCTTGACTTTGAATACACAATTCGTGAGTTCTCGCTAAAACTTCTTAGATTCGCTTCCGACAAAGACTCAAAGGGTGCGGTTACACGCGACCTTGAGGCGCTTACAAAGCTTAAAGACACTCGCTTCAATGCTAAGTTTGTACCTCTGTCTCCTGACGATAGACAGGCCGTAGATCTGTCGAAAGAACTACGCACCTTCAAGTACACCAATGATCAGCTAATGACTGAGATCGGTGTCTTGGAGAATGCCTACCGCGAAGCTTTCACTGAGGTTGCAAAAGCAGAGAACACACTGTTCGGTCGGGTCGATAAGCTGTCTGAGGATGATCAGCGAAAGTTTGACCTCAGATTTACTAGAGATATTCTGCTTGATTCGTACAACAAAGCTAAGCTGTTTGATAAGCAGTCTGCTAAGGCAGCTGATTTCAAGCAACAAATCGAAGAGATAAGCGCTTCTTTTAATGCTCTGAACATCAGCTTTGATTCAAAAGAATTGTCGTTGAAAGACGATGATGCCATGGATCGTGCAAAGTTCTTGGCTGCACAGTTACGAATCCTTGCAAAAGAATTCGAAATGACTGCAGACCTTGCGGAGCGTCGCGAGATAATCTTGCGAGTCACAGAGATCAGGAGCCAGGTTGAAGATCTCAAGTTCAATGCTGAGAAATCGAACCCTGCTGTTCGTAAACAGTTCCAGCTCGAAGACCTTGCAAATCAAGCGGGTATTGCAGTATTCAGCAAAGAAACCTACCAACGTCTCTCTGATGCAGATGCTGAAGCGCTCAATGCAACACTGCTTCAGATAATCCAAAAGCGTAAGGACATCCAAAAGAAGTTTCAGGGTGATGCGGCTAGCCTGAATCCTTTGACTGGTGAACGGTTGCTATCACTTGGAGCAACAAAGTCTATTGAGTCTGAAACTGCAGCTATTGATCAAGCCACCCGAGAGTTCACAGCACGCGTTAAGGAAGCTGCTGGACGGTCTGCTAAGGGCAACAAGATCGCAATGCAAGAGCTCGCCTCTAGCGTCGGTCTTGACTTTGATGAGCTTGTTATTGCCAAGGGTTACGATGCAGCTGTGCAAGCTGTCAAGCGTGCGGAGGGTCTCTCTGAAAAGATTAAAGACGCCACCAATCCAGCAGAGCTCCGGACAAACTTGCGCAATTACAAAAACTTACTTGATCAACTCAAAGAAGCACCTACTACTGCTAGTGAAGTTTTGAATCAAGCTAGCAGTATCTCTGGCATACAGCTTGAGGACATTACGAAACTAGCGCCTAAAGCTTTTGAAGCGCTTAGAACGCTTGCCTTCCAAGGTATACAACAAGAAAAGGCTTTCTCAAAGCTTGATGCGTCAGCTTCAAGAGCGCAGTTCGCCAATTATCTTACAGCTAAGGCAAAACAAGCAAAGGACGCTTTTGCCATCATGCTGTCGACCATCGGCAACACTGTCGCTAAAACCGTCACAATTCTTGAGGGCTTCGGTGTAAGAGACGAGTGGCGCATAGCCTTGTTTGAAAAAGAGGATCTCAAACGTTTCACTCAGATACAAGTGGAGCTTGAGAAACTCAAGAACGAGCGTCTTACGCTGTCCCCAGAATCTGCTCGTTTCCAAGCGACTGCTAAGGAGATTGTAAGGCTCCAGACCGAGGCTGATATTTTGTCAAAGAAGTTCGAATCCTTTGATGAAGTCGTTGCCAATGTCAATGATACATTAGGTCTAAGTCTCTCTAAGAGCGTTTTCGCCAATCTACCTGAAGAACTCCGTAAACAACTTTCCTCTACTGCATTTGACCAACGCTCGAAGGTACTTAACACAGCTCCAAATGACGCCTCAGGGTTGCTTGGTATCGACAACGAGAATAAGGTACTTGCTGCGAGATTCAGCAAACTTATTCTGGAAGCAGGTACTGAGTTCAGTGTTGCACTACAGTCTCTACCTTATGAGACGCGTGACAGTCTTATCTCAAAGATATCCGAAGCTTTGCCTGAAGGTTCTGATTTACGAGGTGAGCTGCTCAAGCTTAGCCGTGATATCTTGCTGGATCTGGCTAAATCCGCTCTGGACATTGCCAGGCAAGAAAAGTTGTTCAATACAGGAGTTGGAAACCAAAAGTCGTTGGAGCGGTCTAAAGACAACTTTGCAAACAGCGTGGTTGGTAAGTCAAACAACCCAAACGCCGCTCTTTTAGGTAGTGCGAAGAAGTTCGGTCTGTCACAAGACGCGGCTGACTTTAATCTACTTGGACGCGAACAACGTGCACGTGTTGAGTCAATGCTGTCCAAAGGTCTTGCTGCAGTCGATAAACTTCAAGTCGAAGCTGATGAAAACACCCGTAGGTCTTTACAACTTTACGTCAACTCAATAAAGTACGAAGTCGAAAGCTTACTTGAGTCTGCTGCTAAGGACATCTCGATAACCACAAGAGAAGCCGGAGCTGAATTTTCTACCAGCGTCTCTGGAGGTTTTAAAGAGGCTTTGAGTGGACTTCTGAAGGGCGCTTCTGATGAAGGTTCCTCAGTGTTCAAAACCTTTGTCAGCAAAATCCTCGACACCTTCACATCAAATGTAATCGACACTTTTGTCAGTGGTCTGACTAATGCGGTATCGGGGAAAGATTCTTTCCTTATGAAGTCGCTACAGAGCATTGGCGCCAATATGTTCGAGTTCGGTGCGAAAGCTTTAAGTGGTCTGCTACCTACAGGAGACTCCGGCGGGCAGTCGTCATCTAATCCAGTTGTGTCTGCGATTAGTACGTTGGGTGTGACGCTTCTGGCGCCTCTGGTAGCAATGCTGGGATTGACGGCTACCTCCACAGGCTTTGATCTGTTAGGTGTTTCGGTTGAACAAGCTCAGCTCATTTACTTGGGCACTCTCGGCATAACAATCCCAGCAGCTATTGCAGCGTCTACCGCAGCTATTGTTGCAGCTATTGCAGCAAGTGCGGCAGCTTCTGCAGCCGGCGGTGCGCTGGGTGGCGTTGGTGGCTTTCTAGGTGTATTTGCAAACGGTGGCCGAATATCAGGCCCGGGTACCGGTACTTCAGACAGCATTCCAATATGGGCGTCTAATGGCGAGTACATGGTGAACGCGAAGGCCACCAAGAAGTTCTTGCCAGTGCTCGAAGCAATAAACAGCGGTCGTATACCTAAGTTCGCTGATGGTGGTTTTATTGGAAGTGGTTTGATAAATGACCGCTCTAAACTGTCGAGAGCTGGAGGCGGTGATCCGTCAAGCAATACCCAAATGTTCAACATCAACATAACCGGCGACATCAGTAGGCAAACTAAGTCGACAATCTACGAGATGATACCTCAAATTGCGGCTGGTGTGAACAAACGAAATAGAGAAAAGGGTTGATATGTATGGCATTTATGATGGTACGCGAGTAATCGCAAAATTTGTGGCGCCTCTTAGCATCATCAGTAATGTACCTGTTGCCATCACACAATCTGCAAGCCTCAAGATTCATGCTCAACGTTACTCAACTCAAAGATGGGAGATTTCAGCTAACCTGGAACCTCTCAGCTTTGGGGCTGAGTACCTCATGGCGCTGTTAGTAGCTAATGGCCACTTTAATCCAATTGATGTAGTCGTGCCTCAGAATTACGGCGTGATTAATCGTAGGACTTCTGTGTCCATTTCTACAGCAGCGACTGGATCTATAGGCGAGTCAGATGTTGATGTGGTTGGCAATAGCGGTTTGATACCGCTGGGTACATTCATAAAGTTCGGTAACCATAATAAGGTTTATATGGTTACAAACGACCGTGTTGGTGATGGGCCTATGGGGATTTACCCCACCCTGAGAACTGCGGTCACAGGTATTTCTTTCAAGCACCGAGATGATGTTATCGCAAAGTTCATGATGGACAGTGATACAGCTATCGGTATGAGCTACACTGATGGCGTACTGATGGATATTGGTACGATTAAATTACTAGAGGATTTATGATTGAATTTTCTGAGGCTATTCAAGTTTTGCTGGCAGGGCGTTCCTCTGAAGCTTTCTATCTCGTCAAAATCGGCAATAGCTTCAGAACCAGTCATAGCAGCAATGTAACTGTTGGTTCTGACACGTATATTGCTGACGGTTCCATTCTAGAAGTCACTCCGGCGGAATTCTCTTCCGTTACAGATAAACAAGAATTCAGTGTTGCAGTAGCGGACGTAGACAATTTCTTGTCTGACAAGATTACAGCGGGTATCATTGGTCTAAAGGTTGAAGCCCGAATAGGCTTTATAAATCCTGCCACAGGTGTTGCTTTCACAAGCTACGCTGATACGTTCTTCTTGTACCGGAGTGCTGTTGATAGGGTTGAATTACAAATCGCTACGGGTAGTAGAGGCAAACGCAATTTCGTAATTGTTTGCACTAGTCCTCTACATGATCTTGACCAAATAAGGGCTGTTTACACAAGCCAAGACTACGCTAATAGTGTGTTGCCTGGCGACACATCTTATAGCCAAGTCTATCAAGGATCCGGTCAAATAAATCTAAAGTGGGGTAAACTATAATGTTTTGGCTAGTCGTACAAATCGCAATCGCTGCTGGTTCCATAGCTTACCAGCAATCTCAAGCGCGAAAACAAAGAAAGAAAGCTGCTGAACAAGAAGAAGCTCGTAAGGGTTTTGAAATCGTTGTTGAAGGTGAGACTACTCCGTTAGTGCTACCTTATGGTCGAGTCAAAGTGGGAGGTGCCAGAGTATGGCATAATGTAGCTAACAGTTACAAATACGTAGCTAACAACTCCGACAAAGTATTTCTAGCGGGTTCTCCCGACGTGCCTCCAGGAACCTACGAAGAATACTTTGCAAACGAGGGCGGCGCCTATACTCAAACAACGTCTTACGGGGCGATACCTGGCAGCTCCTTGACAAAGGACATAGCGGGCTCAAAGAATGAGTTTCTGTTCTTCCAGCAGGCCTTATGTGTTGGACCAATCAACAGAGTGTATGACGTAATCATTGATGGTGACAGAGACATTGATGACCCGTCTCTGGGCTCTACTGCAGTCACGACGTCAGGTGGCAAGATTGTCACGAAGACTACTAGTTTCAAAGCTGCTCTTCGCATAGATGTTCACAACGGTGTGGCGCCAGTTGCTGACACACTTACAGTAGCTAACTTCCCTGAAAGAGCCACTGCCAGGTTTCCCAACGCAGCTTACGCTTCAGTCTTTGCAAAGCTTAACCGTGATGACCCGCAGTTTAACGGCGTTTTTGATGTTCAGTTCATAATGGAGGGCTTGATACTTCCTAAGGTGGTCGGCGGTGTTTTGGGCACGCCTGAGTACTCCACTTCACCTGCCTACGCACTATTACACTACTTGCTTTCGCCTTTTGGAAAGAACCTGCTTCCTGAAGACATCGATTTAAGCTCGTTTGAGTCGGTGCATAACCGTAGTTACAGGACAGTGGTACCGTCGGCAAAGGTTGGTGGTAAGATTTGGAGACCCACTGACGGCTACCGAAATGTTGGCACACGTGCGTTACCTCGCTACGAAACAAATTTGGCGATAAAGACGTCAGACAAGATTAGAGACAACATCACCAAGCTTCTCTCTTGTCTCGGCCCCACCGCAACACTGCCTTATATTCAGGGCAAGTATCGTCTTGTATTCCAAGATCCGGATACTAACGCAGGCATCGTGGTTGCTGGTACGATAACAGATGACGACATTGTTGATGAGTCTGACATCAACATCTCTTGGCCTGGTGGAGACGATCGTTTCAACTACGCAACTGTTCGTTTCAATAATGCCGAACTTGACTTCAGAGAGGACTCGGTCTCGTGGCCTCCGAAACGCACTGGTACTTACTTCTATGGAGTTGACGGTAATTTGTACCCTATAGTGGACGGCTGGGACGACACTAAGGCCGGTGGCCAAAAACTTAACAAATATGCCGTCTGGACTGGATCTTCCAATAGCGCTAGCTTTGCCTGGAAATTTGTTGCGATTAACTCTGGCGCACATACTGTATACTTTACTGCCGGTGGTAGTTGCTCCGTTGTTGCAAAGGGTGTTAGTAGCACCCACAACAATATAAACACCGTAAAGAACTTTGCAATATCAGCTAACAAGGATGAAGTAATCTCCATTTCTGGTAGTGCCACTTGTACTGCAGACCTTAAGGGTTTTGCAGCTTATGTGGTGGATTCGGTCGGTGTGACTGTTTGGACGTCCAGATCACCTGCTTATACAGATTTTGTAACCTACACCCAGAGTGACGCGATTTATCAGCAATTGTTAGCTGAAGACAATGGTGTAGAACTTGAGGCATCCATAACAGCAGATGGCATCGATAACGTATATCATGCACTGGCGAGAGCCGAAGAGACTGTCAGGTCTAGTAGATCTGCAGTACAAATCGAACTTAAGTATCGCGTGCGAGAGAAGTATTACACGCCAGGCGATTATCTGCTGATTAACTCCGACATCTTAGGTGTGTACAACAAGTATTTCCGAGTAGAGACGTCTCGCATGACGGATGCGGTTTCGGCAGAGCTTGCTCTAGTTGGGTTTGATGCTGCACAATTGGCCTGGAATGTACCGGACAACGTGTATGAAAAGCCAAAGAGTCTTTTTGACTTCAAGCTTGTAGCGCCTTATTCGGTTTCATTCACTAAGAGCAGCAACGTACTAACGTCATCTGCTGGTACAGTGTCTTGGGCGTCTGCCAATGACTCTAGAAATACTGGTTTCATTGTGTACGTCAACGTCTCTGGAGACTACGACAGCAATGGTCTTCCGCTGTTCAGAGAAGTCGGGCGTACTGTAGACAACTCCTACGAGCTACCGGCAATAAAGGAAAAGGCCGGCCGTGTTGCAGTCAGGGCGTATAGCGGCAGTGCAATGTCCGAGATGATTGAATCCGGACCTATCCTGTTCAACACTAGAGATCTTCAACTTACCTCATCAGAGATCGGTTTCATTAGAAACAAAGCTAATGAATATGTTCCGGGTGAAATACTTATCACAGCTGCTTACAGTGGCTACGACAATCCATCTGTAAAGTGGTTTGAGGATACCGCTGAGATAACGGTTGTTGGTAATGTATTGACGCTAGCTCCGTTTACAACAGGCTCCTTCAAGAAGTTCAAGGTTTATGTTGAGGAGCTTGGTGATTCGAGCACTCGGATTGAAAAAGAGTTGACGCTGTTTTCAATCGAGGAGGGTAAGGATACAACCTCCATGATGCTTACGCAAGAGATCGCCATACTGCCGGCTAACTACGCAGGCGCTGTCTCTGATTACTCTACTGGCACTACCACACTGACTCTCATGGAGGGCTCAAATAACGTAACAGCTGGATGGACAATCACACGTACTTCATCTTCGAGTGTTGCGTCGACTATTGCGGGTAATAGTGCCTACAATCACTCCGTCACAGGCCAACCTTCGGTAGTTTTTCAGGTAACCGCGCTTACTGAGGATTCAGGGTATATTGACATAGTTGCAACAAAAGGCTCGGCCACACTCACCCGACGTTTCAGTGTAAGCAAACTCAAGACAGCGGCTTCTTCATCCTACGCACTTATCACCGTATATGCTGAGCGTCCTGTACAACCTTTAGCACCTACTGGCGGTAAATACACAGCGGCCACTGATACCTTTGTGTCGCCTGACGGTTGGTCTAGAACGCTCCCTGCTCTGAGCTTTGCGCCTATCTGGGGATCTTCTTTTGCATTCGTGTCACCTGATGCTTCCGTTGAACTGGATGGCGGTCCTTGGTCTACCCCGGTGCTCATTGCAAGTCCCGTAGTGAACGGTCGACGCACTGCCGTACTACAACTATACAAGTGGTCGTCAACACCTCCGACTACTTACCCGGTAGGTACCTCTACTTACAACTGGCAAACAGGCTTATTTACAGACCCTTCCTTCAACTCAAACGGCTGGACCACCACGCCTGGAACGCCTTCTCCTGGCATGTCACTTTACGTGGTCAGGCAGATATACACCAACATCGATACGTCTACTGAGAGTGTGGTTACTTGGAGTGCGACAACTTATTCAGTTCTGTCTCAAAGCGGGCTGGATGGTAGCAATGCGATAGCTCTTAAGTTAAACGTCAACGCAAATTTGTTTAAGTTTGACAAAGACGGGCTCGGCTCTCCGATATCCCAAACCTTAACCTTCAATACTGTACTGTCGAACATCTCTGGTACACCCACCCTTGTATGCACACGTTACAACGCGTCAGGAGGATCTCTTGGTACAGTCGCACTAGGTGGTTCCGGATTATCAAGAACGTTGACAATAGCGCAATTCGGCACTGCAGCATATGCTGTTATCACCTCCACACTCAGCGGGTACAGTGATCAGATTACTGTTTACAGAAGCGCTGATGGAGCTACTGGTAGCGCAGCGGTCGTAGGCTATCTGACAAATGAGAGCCACACGGTTCCTGCCGACTCTGGCGGCGTTGTGTCTGCGGGTAATCTCGCTGCCGCAGCAGGTGCTTTTAAGGTATCCTTTGGTACCACTGATGTAACCAGCAGCAGCACTTTCTCTAAGTTCAGTCAATCTGGACTTGTGGGTAGTATTGACGCAGCGGGTAACTACACTATCAGCAGCATGTCCGCCGACACAGGTTATATGGTCCTCAGAGCCGTATATAATGGGGTTACGATTGAGAAGACTTTCAATGTCTCTAAGGCTCGTCAAGGCGCAGCGGGTGAATCAGCTACAGAAAACTTGTATGCGGTGCTGTCCAACGAGAACCACACATTCACGGCGTCTGCAGATGGTACAGTAAGTAACTATGGTGGTAGCGGTACAACCATACGCGTGTTTGAGGGCGTTACTGAGCTTACATATGACGGTGTTGGTACTTCAAATGGTACTTACTTCATCGGTATGGCACCCTCGGGTGTCACGTTAGGTACGCTGTCGGCAAACGGCGATTCAGCGGACATGAGCGCGGTGTCTGCGTTCGTTGCTTCTTCTGGCTCAATCGTATACACGATTGTTGGTAAGCTTCTTGACGGTACTCCTTTTAACTTAACAAAACAACAAAATTTCTCGAAGGCTTTAGCTGGTGTTGGAGGTGCTGCAGGTTCTGCTTTCTGGTTGACAAGGTCAGCAGCTTCCATTAGGAAGTCTATTAGCGGCGTGTTGACGCCTAGCGCTCTGACATTCAACGCAATTCAGTCGAGTGGCTCAACACCGTCTCCTTACTCTGGTCGTTTCAGAATAAGTGTCGACACAGGCGCAGGGTATACTGAGAGCTACGCAAGCATTGTCAATGAGACCACAACAAACTTCACGATACCCTCCAACTGTATAAGCCTAAAGGTCGAGTTATTCAGTGATGCTGCCTTTACAAATTTAGTTGATTACGAGATAACCCCAGTAGTGCTAGACGGGCCTAAGGGCGATTCAGGGATAAGCGCGATACTAAGCAACGAGAGTCATTCTGTGCCATCCGATGCGCAGGGGAATGTTCTGTCTTATGCTAACTCAGGTACACTGATTTATGTGTATGACGGATCTACTGCTCTTGATTTCGATCAGGCTGGCGCAAGCGCAGGGACCGCTGGTAAGTGGGGCTTCACGACGACTGTTTCAAACATAGGTTCACCAACCGTTTCAGACGTGGGTTTTCCGGCTTCTGTGGCCGATCTCTCAGGTATGACTTCGGACAGTGCGGCAATTACCTACAACATATTCGGAAAGAGCCTGGCGGGTAATTCGTTTGCACTCACAAAGACACAAAGTATAACAAAGTCGAAGCAGGGACCCCAAAGCTCCTCTTTCTGGGTGTCATCGTCAGCGGCTGTAATTCAGAAAAGTAACACATCTGTTTTGAATCCATCTAGCGTTAGATTCTCTGGCTTCAAGAGCACTCAGGGATTGCCTGAGACTTACGCGGCAAGATTCATAATCCAGACGTCTACAGACGGTACTAACTACACCACTCAGTACACTTCAGGGGCGGATGAGACCTTCAAAGACTATAGTATTTCCGCCAATGTCAAGTCAGTTAAGGTATCGATGTATGCGGCCGGCGGTGTGAGTACCTTGTTGGATAGTCAGACTGTGCCAGTTGTACAAGATGGCGCAACAGGTCCCAATGGCTTAAGATACGGTGCAATGACAATGTACCGTTGGTTGCTTAATAAACCTACAACCTTTCCATCAGGAAATTCTACCTATACGTGGGCCTCAGGCGTATTTACCGTTCCGTCAATAACTAACGGCTGGTCGATAACACCGCCTGCAGCTGTGCTTGGCAGTACTCTGTGGGCAACTACAGTTACCTTTACTGACTCCGGCTCATCGGCTACTTCAGCCATCACCTGGGCCGTCACTGACTGCTTTGCAGTGTCGTACGCAGGTACCAACGGTTCCAACGGTACGAGTAGTGCCAGAATTGACATCTTCAGAAGGTCACCGACAGATAACCCGTCAGCTCCTAATGCAACGGCGTCTTATGACTTTGTTTCAGGTGTTTTAAACAATCTGACTAATGGGTGGTCCACGACTTGGCCTACGGGAATTGATCCTGTGTATGTTCGTAGTGTTTCTGTTACAGGATCAGGTACAGTAAACATACTACCTGCCAACTGGAGCTCTGCTGTTAAGATTGTTGAAAACGGCCTTAACGGTTCTAATGGTTTCAACACAGCGACCATATTCGTATTCAAGCGAACCACTCTTAACAACCCACCTCCTCCCCCAGGCACAGTAGTCTACGAATTTGCAACAAAGCAAGTTGTGTCTGGCGACTTAGACGGGTGGACGACAAGCTTACCCACTACAGGTGGTCCTTATAGATGGATGTGTGTAGCAACGGCCAACAGTACGTCAGCTACAGACCAAATTCTGAATGCTGAGTGGTCGGCACCTGCTCTGGTCAGTCAGGATGGTGTTAATGGCGTCAACGGTACCAAAACGATAACGCTTTCGGTCTACAGATGGCTATCTTTCCAACCCACTACTAACTCTCCCTACGGCACATACTCTTGGACAAACAACACCGTAACCTTCATCGACGCGCAGGGTTGGACTTTCTATGTACCTACTAATCCCGGTACTCCTGGTATAAGTCTTTGGCAATTGACCAAGACATTTACGACTGATGCGTCAGACAACGTAACCTCTGTAAGCTGGGCAGGTGTCACACCGGTTGCTGTAAGCGCCAACGGTACAAATGGCACAGCGGGTGTGAATGGCTTTCAAAGTACGGAAGTGGTTGTTCATAGGTGGGATGGAAGTACGCCTGCTATATCAGGTACATCTACATACAACTGGAGCACCGCGTCTTTCAATGTCAGCCCTAATGGTTGGTTTCCGAATCCAGGTGCTGGAGTTCCCGGCCTCAACTTGTATACTGCAAGAGTGAGAGTCACTGATAGCGCAACTGCAAACACTACCAACTTCAACTGGGACGGCGCTACTATAACCGTCACCGGATATAAAGCCGTAGACGGTGCGACTGGCCCTCAGGGTCCACAGGGGCCGCTAGGACCACAAGGCTCACAAGGCCCTCAGGGTCCACAAGGCCCACAGGGAAGCCAGGGTAATACAGGTCAAACAGGTATTAGTGCAAGACGAGCCTATACAATATCGATTGCTGACACACTGAGCACACCTGGAGCTACGACTGGGATAAACTCAGTTCCTGCAGGCTACTCTTCGATTGCTGGTGTACCGACTCCAAATACAAACGAGAAGCTTTTTCAGAGCGATGGTCTTTACAATCCGGCCACTGATATTGTCACTTGGGGTACTCCGTACATCAGTAGTCTACGTGTCGGCTCTTTGTCCGCCATAACTGTTAATACAGGTGGCCTTAGTGTGACAGGCAATCTAACAATGAGTAGCAGCGGTATGATAAACGCTGGTTCATTTGTTGGTTGGTCTTGGCCTACTAGTGGTAGAGGGTTTCATTTAGGGCCTGAAGGTATACTGCTTGGTAGACCTAATAGTGGCGCTTACATGCAGATAACTGCTGACGGTAATCTGTATGCACCTGCATTCAGTATCGTCAATGGCGCGGCCACGTTTAGCGGTACACTAAGCGGCGCAAATGGTACTTTCTCAGGAACAATCAGCGCAAGCACTATCACAGGTAGTACTATCACTGGTGGCCTGATACGTACTGCTGATAGCGGTAAACGCATAGCTCTTAACGAAGGCGGTTCCAACGACCTGGTCTTCTACTCCAACCTACCAGGCTCGCTGCAAATAGTCGCCAGAATCGGTGACAACTACGACAATGGCGATTTCTTAGGCTATAGTATTGGCAGATTCGGCTTTGTTTCTAGCTCAATAAACGGCGTCTACGGATTGTCAGGTTCTGGTAGCGGCGGCGTATTCTCTTCAGCTACAGGTACCGGTGTTTTTGGCTTTAGTGATACAGGGTACGCGGCGCTCTTCAGGACTGGAGCCTCTAAGACCAACGGGCAGATCATACTACTTGGTTACAACGACATGACCACCTTTCAAGATCTGATACCTAATGTCGTTGTTTCAGGCCCCTCTCCAAGAGCGCTAGCATTGGGAGTAGGACCTAACGGTTCGCTACGAATTGCTGATCATAACAGCATCGGGACAGTGCTGGATACTTCCCATGTAACTGTTTCAGCGTCGGCGCCCAGCGGCGGTAACGACGGCGACATCTGGATTCAAACATGAAAAGCTTTCTTAAAGTTAATGGTGTTTGGCGAGATCTCAACAAAGTACAGTTCAACAAAAATGGCACCTGGTATAAGCCTCGTAAATTGTGGATAAAGCTCGGCGGTGTCTGGACTCAGATGCTTGACGCTTTGGCCCCAACGTTCGCAAGAGTGGGCGACGACGGTTTCCTAGACAGCACTTCGATAGAATGGCGTTCCGACGGGTCAGTCGATGCGGGTGAGAATTCACCCTGGCTGAACTCTGTGGCTGCTGGTAATGGCAACGGTTTCTGGATACGTATTCCCTCGCATGTGGGAGTGTCGTGCAACAGAGGGCCGCAGAACACGTGGTACCAGATGAGTTCTGCTTTGCGATTGTCAAGAGCTGCAGGTCAGTACTTCATCAACGGTACTTACCAGGTATCTAGCGATGGTGGCGCGACAATCCTAGGTTCTGGTACTTGGTATCTAGCCGGCGAACTATAAGACAAATCGACTATCTCAATCGAAAACGGCTCGCAGGTAGCCCTTCAGGAAGGCCCCGACTGGTAGGCAGGTTCATCGACCCTCACACGCATTTTGCGAGGGGATGCCTGCCCCATGGCGTGGGCGCCGGAGGCACCTCGGGCCGCTTTTCTTCGTTTATTTGTTCATCTCGAAGATGCTGCGAAAGCGACTTCACGTTCGGGAACCCGTTAACTTAACCCTTAAACGCTCCCCCGGACATAAGCATGAATACTGAGAATATTCTTCTTATATTCTTAGTCAGTACAGAGGATTGTTATGTTACCTATCGTTGCAAGCCTTTTGTCGAACGGCCTGAGCCTCCTGGGCAACGCAGTTTTGGCTAAAGGGAAAGATTGGGTTGAAGCGAAAACCGGTGTGGATCTTACGAGGGAGTCTCTGAGTCAAGAGGATCTGACCAAGCTCCGTATTGCCGAGATGGAACACGAAGAAGAGCTTCTACGAATCAAACAGAATGACGACCGGATCAGTCTGGAGTTTGAGCGGATGAAGCTGGACAATGTAAAAGATGCCAGGTCTATGCAGGTCACGGCTCTGTCTCAGAATGACTGGCTGGCCAAGAACTTTGTGTATCTTTTCATTGCCATCTGGTCAGTGGCCGCGATGGTGTTCATCGGCGCAATAACATTTGGCGATGTCCCTGAAAATAACCAGCGCTTTGCTGATACCATTCTAGGCTTTGTGCTAGCCACTGTCCTTGGTGGTATTTTCCAATACTTACTCGGGACTACGCCGCAGTCTAAGGCAAAAGACAGCACTATCCAGAATCTTGCGGAGAAAGCATTATGAGCTTAGGTAAGGAACAAGAAGCCTTCAGTCGTCACCTTGCGCTTCTCCTCATGGAGGCGTTTAATCGTGGCTATGAAGTGCGCATGGGTGAAGTGCAGAGAATGCCTGAAATGCAGCAGATTTACTTTAAAACAGGTAGATCCAAAACACTGAATAGCGCTCACTTGTCAAAGCTGGCTGCCGATCTCCATTTCACTAAAGCTGGTGTGCTCTGCTACCCAGATGAGCTTGGTAGATATTGGGAGTCGCTAGACCCTAAAAATCAGGCAGGCATGTTCTGGAAAACGTTCAAGGACTCTCCACACTTCGAGCGGAAAATTTGATATCTTATATGAAGGCTCGATAATGGGCCTTTACCACCCACCAACCTAGGAGTCGCCAATGGCGTCTAACGAAGCAGTCAGACAGGCTGACATTTTGGACAAAGTGCAGTCGATGCGTTTCGCCATGTTTGAAAGTGAGCACAAGACACATCCGGCCGCCGACGAGCTGCGACGTCTCTCCAAAGAAAACGAAGAGCTTCTGGCGCTGCTGAAACGCACAACTGAAGAATGTATCTACCCAGGATACCTCGTGTCTGACATTTACGCGAAAGTTGTGGAGAAGATTAAATGACGAAGCTTGAGGAGCTCAAGTTGCGCATGTTTCAAAACAAGTACGGCGTGATGACCAGCAATGAAGCTCTTGAGTGCGCTATGCTCGATGATGGCATAGCTCGTGATTTGGCGACTCACGATCCCGCCAAGGCACGGTTCTGGCACAGCGCTCACGATATGCTTTCCTACGCAGAGCTTTTGGAGAAGAAAGAGGTATCAAATGCTGTACAATGAACAGCGTGTTGTGCTGAAGTTTGAAAACGACGCTGATGGTACTGAAAAAGCTTTTGTGGATCTTAATAGAGCATATGGCCACCCTTGCGGCGCCACTTCACCTCTTCAGGCACACGATTTCAAGACAACAGAGCTGGCCTTGGCGTATGCTGCACACTTCACGACGTATCCTCTAAAGATACGCCAAGAAGCGATCATCCTAAACATCAACGTAATCTGGATGGACTAACAAATGAAATTCGAGAAAGTAACTGAGACTGCATACTACGCAGAAGACGGCTCACACATTCTCAAAGAAGGCGACGAATGGGTAAAGCGAGACAGAAAGGGCAAACGCCTAGACTCAAGCAGCAATGCTGACATGTTACTGGGAGAAGTTGATTGGCGTGGTCGTGCGTATCCGTCTGTCAATCAGATCACGGTCAATGTCAACTCGAGTGTGACTTCGAAGAGTCTTGGACAGCTGCTTCGTGAAAAAATCTACGCCGACGAGGCTCAGCGAACGATCAAGATGTTCTTCAGGGATGTCCCTATTGGACAAACTTTCGTGGATGCCCACGGAAAAGTCTACGCGAAGGATGCAACATCGGCTAGCTGGGCACGTCGTTCACTTGACGGCGCAAACCGCCATTTTGCTCACGATGACGAAGTGGAACTCGTCGGATCCAGCACTCTAGTCAGTAATTTCAATCAGGCTCCGGTCAAGTCCCACTTCTTCGCCGGTCCGCGACGTTACTTCAAGAGCGCTGTCGATATGTGTGTGAGGGCTTCATGATGAAATGGCAGATTTGGTTTGCGTGGTACCCAGTGGCCTTCGGGCCGCATATTGCCTGGATGAAGTACGTCCAGCGTCGCAGAGACCTTGACGACGGTTCTTGGATCTACAGGCGCGACATTTTTCCTTTGGACAGTCCTTCGTACCATTTCAGAAATCTTCCGTGCAGCGTAGTTCAAGACGAAGATCTTTGGTACGTTGCAGGGCACCTCTACAAGAATAATGAGATCACAATGTCCGGCATTCTTGAGTGGTGCACGAGTAAAGAAGACGCTGATGCAGTATGGCGTCGCATGGTAAACTCAGGCACTGATTTCAGAAACCTCTACTTTGCAAAGTTTCTCGCAAATGACTAAACCTACTCCCGCAGGCTGGTTCTGGCTGTGCTACACAGTCACAATCCTTTCAATTCTCTCAACCATGGTGCAGTGGTGAACCAGATCAATTGGCTTAAAGAAATCGTCACATCTGACTCAAAGGATGACGAACCCTTCAATTCACCTTTCTTGTCTGCTTGGTTTTCGGACACCTCGATCTTAGATGCTGCTGACGCGCTAGGTGTGTGGTGCATGGGAGGTCCGCTTTGAGCTTCATTCAGAACGTATCCTTGGATGACATCGTAAAGGCCTGGCACTACGACCCTGGTGTTAACAGTATGTTGATACAGATCGTGGATGTCGAACGGCCGACTTTTCCGAAACCTTTGTATGTGTTTAAGGAGACGCATCAGTTTCGCTTCGACGACATCGATGAGGGCCTACAGCAATACGTCCAGGTCAGGCAGCGCAGATTGCCGATCTGCTACGAAAAGCTCTTGAACTACGAATGAACGTGATTGTCCATTGCGCGGCTGGTATTTGTAGGAGCGGTGCTGTAGTTGAAGCCGGCGTTGTTCTTGGCTTCGACGACACACAGACAATGAGGATACCGAACACCCTTGTCAAGACATCAATCCTTGAACAACTAGGATTCAAACATCAATGACCACCTTCGCCAATACTCTCAAAGCTGCAGCTAACCATCAGCTTGAGGACGGCCCTTATGAGACAGGCCATACCGGCAGAACACGCTACAGCTGCGTTGCAATACACTTTGAAGAAAGAAAACACAAGCTTGATATATCAGGTCCCTGCGAACTTTGGTATGCAGCCAACGCTTTCGGAGACCTGGATATCGATTGCGTACCCTCGCTGATCCGGTCTTCTTGTGGCGATGAAGCGCAGAATGTACGCTTTATGCTTTTGATGTTCATGTCCTATCTTGCCAAAGACTCGGGGTTGTGATGCGTGAATTTCTTTTAGGGCTTGTGTGCTGTCTTGTTGCGTTCGCCATGGGGAGCTACATGGCAAGGACTAGAATAGAAAACGAGTGCAAAAACTTTGGGCTGTTCATAAGCGGCTCCAACAAATACAGTTGCAAAACTGCGGAAAAATAGCCATCCTATATGAAGAGCTCGAAAGAGTTACTTCTTAACCTACCAACCATCGAAGGAAACCTATCATGCGTGAAATTGCCATTTTTGCCGCGATCTGCCTGATCGCTTTGTTCTGCGCCGTTCTGTCGGTGTTCGGCCTCACCGTCGCCGCTTCTGCAGTCGCTGTTGCAGTTGCCGTTTCGGTGTTTGCTGGCGTGTTCGGTCAAGCTGTCAATCTCCTGTCTGTCGGCCTGTTGGCGATTTGGCGTGAGATTCTGTGGTTTCTGGAGCTGATGGGCGCACCCATTTTCTTCGGAATCTTGTTGCAGAAAATTGCAGTTGCCTACTTTGGTTACGGTGCCTTCGGTATCGCTTTCCTCAGCGGCTTCGGCTTGTTTCTGTTCAACGCAGCTGTCTACATTGTCATCTTCTGGGTGACCATGCGTCTCGTTCGTGAAGTTCAAATCATCGCAGCCAACGCCTAAGGAGGCAATATGCTCGCAATCATCTGGGTTACCATCGCTGCACTGTTGGCGATTGCTGCGCTCATAGTGGGCGCTTTTGAGAAAAACAAACTTCGGTTCCAAACCGAGTTCGCTGAAGAGCTTCGCAAAATGGAGGCTTGGGAAAAGGCCGGCGGTGTCTGGCTCACACTGCAAGAGAAGCACGCCGACGGGTGGCGCACTCAAGCTGTCTTGCAGGGGAGGCTGTCATGAGAAACCTCAGCAACATGCTTCGCTCAGCCAACAGCTTGCTTCGGCGGGCAAACGAAGCGTTAACCGAAGAGATTCGGAAAGCGCGCGACGAACACAAGAACAACAAAGAAGTTCTGAAGCTCATCGACGTCATCTGTATGCGACATCGACAGCATACGCTTCGCGAGACCACAGAGGCAACACTTCGCAACCTGGTGAAAGAAGATCTCGACAACATCGTGGATCTTGTTGAGCTGGTGCTTCTGTGTACGACAACGCAGGCGCGGATGTTTGAGCTTGTGGCGCGCAACAAGGGCCGATAACTCAATAGGTTAGAGTAGCCGACTCATAATCGGTTAGTTACAGGTTCGAGTCCTGTTCGGCCCACCAGTGTTCAGGTTAAGTGCACTACCTGCTGAAAAGGTGCAACGAAGCTTTAGCCTACCACGGGCTACTGCGGGTAAATAGTGGAGTGCTTGAGGTCATCCCTCTTACTCAAGCATAAGGACAACAGAGGAACCCATCTGAAATATGGTGGGACCACTTAAGTGCCTTTAGCAGGGTATTTAAGTGGTCTTCTCAACAACCTACCAACCAACACGAGGTAAACGAAATGAAGTTCACACGCCATGCAGTTAAGGAAATCGATCAGCCGCGCTACATGTTGGCCGGTGAGAATGGACATGCAATGTGGGTTCTGGTACCCCTCAACGCGAGTTTGTTCAACACTGAGCAGGACGCTTTGAACGCCATTGAGATGTACCGGCGGATTGACTCACGCAGCTTCCAAGGCCGCAGCATCGAAGTCGTCAAGCTCGAAATCGAAGTGAAGGTGATCGAATGATCCAGTACTACGACTTCGCAATCCAGTTCACGGAAAGCACCTTCCTTGGCCTCGACAGTGGTTACAATCCGATTGAAGTTGACAGCATCAAGCACGCTTGTCGATTCGAGCGTTTTGAGTTGGCTGACAACTATCTCAAAAGCTGGCCGAAGGATCGTTTTCCAGCCTCTACAAGCATCGTGCGTGTGTACAACACCTCAGAGATCGTGAAACAGCGCGGTTGACGGAACCGGTAGACGTAGCGGGCTTAAAACCCGCAGCCGAAAGGCGTATGGGTTCGATTCCCATACCGCGCACCACACAAGGACGACCATGAAAACATTCTTGATGTTGATTCTGCTGGCGAGCCTCACAGCTTGCGGTGGAGGCGACCCTGAAGACGACGGCATGAAGACAATTCAGCCGATCACCTGTTCCAAGTGCACAACCTAGGAGCCATCCATGTGCGTACATCAGAAAGAAGTCAAAGGCGCGGTCGATCTGGCCGCTGAGAACCAAGCGCTGCGATCACAATCAGGCGCGCGGATGCGTGACATTGCAGCCGCTCGAAGCTCCCGTAGGCGTGCAGGGCTGCCTCGAAACAAGATGACGCATTCCGAACTCTGCCGTCGCGTCAACGGCAACTAAACGTATCGGTGCTTACGATAAAGCACCACATGCTCAACAAGGAGAAATCATGAGCGCTCGCAAGCAAGTGGAAGTCAATTTCGGTCAGTTCTTGAGCGACCTGTCCGGCGAACAACAAGGCGTCAGCGCGGAAGTGCTGAAGGAGCTCCACAAGGAGTTCATCGACCGCAAGAAGGTCGAAGTCAAGCGCAGGCTCGAGAACATCTACGAACGCATGCAGCAGCACGTTGCCAGCCTGCGGCAAGTTCGTCGTCAGGAGAAGGCCATCCAGGTTGCCATGAAGGAACTGCAGGATGAGGCCAACAACGTTGTGAAGGGTCTCAGCACCGACTGAACGCGTATTACTGATGAGCCCTGCGTGAATGGGCGAAAAACGTCGTGAGACGTTTCTAATACTATTGTTAGTTTATATAGGGTGTAGCTTCGACCATAAGTAGAATCTTTCGAAAGAGAGAATCTCAGTGTCTACGGCAGCCCAGACCCTTGAGGCGAATCAAGTACTCCCAGTGAGAGGCATCCCACCAAGCGTTACGCGTTTCAGACAAATATACTTAAATGTTAGTATATTAGAGTCTTTCACGTGTGATGGTGGGCTCTGTCTTAAGAGCTTCTTAACGAGTTTTTAAGTCAGAAAGGCTTATATGCAAAGGCTTGATTTGAAAAGAATTGTGCTCGTGTCAAAGCGAGTGGCAATCTCGGTAGTTGTATTACTGAGTTTTTTGATGTTTCCCTTGTTCACACTAGGGTGCATCTCGTTCTACCTGTTTGTTCCAGTAACCTCCCAACTGAAAGTAGACATCATGCGAGTCGTCACATACGCAGCGTTTGCAGCCCTTGCAGTTCTTGCCGGGTTTGTGTTCGGTGCCCCTGGTTTCTTTGGTGTTCTTGCAGTCCCTGCTACAGCGATTTTCTGGTCCGTCCTTGCAGCCATTGGCGGCGGCTTGATCGGGATTGGTCACACGCTGTATGCCAAGCTCCGCAAGCCTGCCACCGAGTGATGTAGTTCGGATACACGGCTACTACTGCACGAAGAAAGAAGGCTTCTCAAAAGCCAGACGTTACCTCGACGATCGTGAGTTCATCTTTACGGTCAGAGAGTTCAAGCTTAGTGCAGTAGAGCCTGTGATCTTCGAAGAGTCCTACTACTTCGGCTCGCTGCTGAATCCGATACCTGTCGTTCCATTCGTAGATATCTTCGGGTCGCCTGTCCCTTTCTTTGTGAAAAAAGACAGTGCAAGAAAATTACGTTTGTTGCTATCAGGTTTCGCCGGCGCGAGATCTGTGAATCGCGTCTAAGCCACTCAGCCTTCGGGCTGGGTGGTTGTAGTCCCTCTTTTTTTTTTTTCGCTGGAAGGAGGTCGTATGTCTAAAGAACTCATAAAAATAGAGCTTGCTCACTTCATACTCCTTCTGGTTGCTATCTTTCTATTTTTCCAACTATCGCCTGGTGCTTGTCTGCTGCTGTCTGCCTTGATCTACGTTGTTCAAAAAGGTAAGTTAAAGGAGCTCGGCATCTATGACTAGGTTTTTAATTGGATTTTGGATAATTTATTTAATCCCTTACATACTGGCGAAGCTACCGAAACATGTCAGTAAAACTAACTAAATCGATAATTGTAGCATCCATAACTAATCGACTTGCCAACGAAATAGCACCACAGAACCCTGTGTCTTTTTTACTAAAGCACACTGTGGATGACTACTACTCAGAACTCATAAGTACGCTGTACCTGTACACAAGGCCCAAAAAGGGTGCCAAGTCGCAGAACATTTACTTCTCAGAGCTTATATCAGCTTTAGGCCACACAATACGCTCCAAACTAGGCCATCGTAAAGACTCGGCTGTTGCTGCAAAAACCGGAGCGTTTCTGTTGTATACGTTCCAGACCTTGGGCGTTCTAGAGTTGGTGGTCGTTGCAGGAAAATCACATGCAACTTATGCAATAGTTGTTAAAGATGAAGAAGCAATTGCTGCAATATGGAGCACACTGTCTTTTGAAAAGGTTAGAAAGCTCCCCACACTTTCAAAGCCTTCAGATTGGGTCGGTACTAGACATCCTTCCGGTGTCATGATCGTGAAGACAGGTAGCTCAGAGGTGCTCAAGTCCTTGAGCCCTTCCAATCAGCCAATGGTGTTTGAGTCTCTCAACAGATCACAACGTATCGGTTGGAATGTAAATAGCGAGTTGCTCACTGTTGCAGCCTGGGCCTTGAAGAATCGTACTGACGCTTTTGCGGATATCTGGGAGCAGGTCAACCCAGAAGCCAGGGCCACAAAAGTCAGAGAAGCAAAAGCTATCACTGACATGGGCAAACGGCTACTCAACAAAACTTTTTACCATGTCTATTACTACGACTTTCGTGGTCGTAAGTACCCATCATCAGCCTATCTACACGAGCAAGGTTCTGACTTATCAAAAGGCCTATTGTTGCGAGCCGAAAGGAAACCGATAGGTGCAAGAGGCTATTGGTGGTTAATGGTCACTATCGCGTCGGAGTGGGCGGGTGATGCAGATAGATCTGACGGTCTTAAGACTGACAAGATACCTCTACAAAACCGATTTGAGTGGGCTGAGCGTCATGAAGATCTTTTGCTGTCTTATGCTGAAGCGCCGAAGATAAACACTGGATGGATGTCTGCAGAAAATCCATGGAGATTCCTGGCTGGCTGTATTGAGCTTAAAAATCTACGAGTGTGGCAGTTCAACAACAACGATTTCAACAGCTACGGCTATCAATCTGGGTACTTGGGTTTCATAGACGGATCCAACAATGGTTGCCAACACCTTGCTGCTCTTACGCGAGACGAGGTTACGGCCGTACATGTGAACCTTGTCAAACAGGAATACCCCGGTGATTTGTATCGTTATGTGGCTTCAAGCGTGTGGGAGAGCGTCAACGCTGAAGTGTCAAGGCTGCCAGCTGATGTAGTTGCACGCGCAGACGCTTTTATTGATGACCTGATGACTCTTAAACGCGAGATATCGGCGAAAGAATTCTCTGACGAGACAAGAGCGCCACTGGTAAACGCTCTGTTAGCGCTTAAGAACTCCAATCCTGATATCGATGTTATTACACCACAAGTCTTCTGGCGTCGCGTAGATAGCGCCAAAGAGAGGCGCAAGATTGTCAAACGAAACGTGATGACACTACCGTACGGAGGTACGCCATACGGTCTTGGAGAGCAGCAGATAAGTGACGCAAAGAAACATGGCATTGCGCTTCTGCTTCATATGCAACATCGATGGGCTGCTTTTATGGGGCGTCGTGTGTACGAAGACTGCAAGGTTTCTCTTAAGCGCCCTATGCAGCTTCTTAGCCTGTTTGAAGACGCAGGCAGAAAGGCCGAGGAAGAAGGTCGCTTTCTTAGCTGGGTGGTCCCTATAACAAAGTTTCCCGTAGTTCAGAATTACACATCTGGAAAGATAAAGAAGATCTATGTGCAGTACGGTCCTCCAGTCGGTGCCAGAAAGAGTACTGGTTACTATGAGAACACACTGCAGATAAATATTTGTTTTATCGAAGATGTCGAGCCAACTAAGGGTAAACAAATTCAAGGCGCCAGTCCTAATGCAATCCACTCTCTAGACGCTGCTCATGTTGCCATAACCGTGTGCAATACTGACGCAGATATCACTACTATCCACGACAGCTTTGGCGCTCTCCTTTCAGATATGGATGAGCTTTTTGTGTCTGTTAGAAAGTCATTTGTACAACTCTACAATGTAAACCCTCTTAAGCAACTATTTGATGACATCGGCGCTGACATGTCAAATGTTTCATTTGGAAACTTGGACGTCTCAGCTATACTTGAATCTGAATACGCATTTAGCCCATGACTGAAAACTCAACTGGCCGTTCTAATCATCGTCTCGATATCCGTAAAGCTATGCTTGTGGCTGCGCTTGTGGAGAAGGAGTTTGTTGAAAAGTGTATAAGCGATGATGAGTTTGCGAAATACGCTGAGAAGACGCTTAACTTCAAAATCACTGCAGGAAACATTCGCGGTCTTCGGGAGTCGCTTAATGTACCGTCAATGACTGACATTGTCAGGTCGAAGAAGGAGCTGACACAGCTAGAACGCCTTACACAACTTGAGGCGAGCTTCTCGGAACTTCAACGCAAGTTCAGCAAGCTTGTGGAACAACTTGGAGGAGTTTCTCTTGAAGATCTTTGACACACTTGAGGAAATGAGAGTCGCTCTTGGCGAAGACCATGTGGTCTACAAAACAGTCAAAGAGCAAGTTACGCTAATCTACGATGCAGGCGACATCGAAACGTCCTTCATGGGTATGTTTGGAGGTAATTGCTACCTGATCGAAGCTCCAGAGGACACTCTTAAGTTGCCGGGTCTGGCGCTGGATGCAGGCGGCAATTATCTGAGTTGTGCTTTGAAGCCCTCAGCGATTGACACTGTGAGTCGTCACGGTGATTATATCATGTTTTTGCTATGCACAAACAATGCAGGAGGCGACTTCTTTTATGTACCTCAATCCATTCACAATAACAACGCAAACCTGCTTGCAACAGAAGCGTTGACTATTGCGTACTGGGCGCGTAATGAGCAAGAATTGACATGCAAGTAACAAGGACTTCAGCGCTGACGGGTGTTACAAGGACACTCGAAGTAAATTGCACTCAAGATCAGTTGTCACGGTTTGAAAACGGTCAAGGACTCGCGCAGAATATTTTTCCTGACTTGTCTGCTGATGATCGTGAGTTCATCATGACAGGCATTTCTAAAGAAGAGTGGGATCGTTCGATTCCAGACGAGTAGCACTTCATGTTTGCGAACCCGTTATCTTAACCCTCTTCTTCTTTTCTACTAAAGGTACTTATGGCGATCTTAAAGGACTGCGAAGTCTACTACCTCAAAGCAAACCCCAGTCGTCCCAATCGAAAGTATGACAAGGAAAATCCCACTTGGGAAGTTCAGCTGCGTACCCGCGATAAGGTCAAAAAGGCTGAATGGCGCGCCCTCGGCTTGCCAATGAAAGACGTTATCCCGGAAGACGGTTCGCCTGCATACACGCGGGTAAGTCTTCGCAAACGAATCATCAAGAAGGACAAGACGGCCGCGTCGCCTGTTGAAGTCATCAACGCAAGTCGTGAGCCAATTGATCCTGACACTGTCGGTAACGGCTCTATTGCCAACATCCGTCTTTATCAGTACGAATATCCTAAGAAGGGCGGCGGAATGGCTGTCGCTTTTGTCTTGATGGGTATTCAGGTCAAGAAACTCATTAAGTACGAAGCTCGTGTACGTGATGACGACTTCGATGATGAAGGTGAGACTGAGGTCGTTGAACCTGAAGCAGCAGGCGCTCCTGAAGAGGATCCTGAGAAGTATTGATGAGAATGGCACCTTCGGGTGCCTAAAATTTGAGGTCATATGCCACAATATCGTGTATTTCACTTAGACGCCCTTCAGCACTCCAATATCCCGCAATTCGCCGAAGTTTTCCAAGATGCCAATGCGCTTTTTGACAATTATCCTGCACCTTTGTCAACAGATCTTCGTATCGTACAGCTGAAGGCTCAAGACCCTAACGAGTTCTTTGACTTGTCCCCTAGAATAATTCAAGAGCTCCTTGAGGGATGGCAAGAGTTACAACAGGCGAAAGAAATAGCCTGGTCAATGGGTATGGAGGCTAGCTCTGACGCCCAGGGCGTCGGCCCCACCACTGCTGACACTATCGACTACAAAGGGCAAGTCCAAAGAGCAGCGCACTATCAGAACTTCATTGATGACTATCAATGGATTGACGCTGAGATGCGTAAGCCATATTTGCGAGATGACCTATCCGCAGCTTCTAAGGCACTGTCTTTACAGATAAGCAAATACTTATCAAGAGAAGGGCGTAAGGACGACGTTATCAAGGAGAATCTCAAGGCAGTGTGGTACATCCACTATAAGGTGGCAATGCTGCTAGAAGGTGGACCTATCAAAGCAGATGACGTTCCTGCGATTCTGAAGAAACATGGCTTCCTTTGAGCAATGTATTTTTGACATAGAAGGTGATGGGCTGCTTTCCAAGGTCACTAAGATGTGGATTATACACTTTGTGTGTGTAGCCACAGGTGAAACTAAAGAGTGGCTTATCGGCGAGCAAGGTTGGCAAGATTTCATAAACAAGCGTGTAAAGAAGCTGATTGGTCACAATATTCTTGGATATGATGTCCAGGTATTTGAGAAGCTGTTTGACTACAAGATACCTGATCATGTTTTGCTAGTTGACACAATTGTCCTATCACGGGTTTTGAATTACCGGCGTTTCGGTCTGGATGGTCATAGCCTTGAGGCTTGGGGCGAGTTCTTCGGGCAACCCAAGCAAGAACACGAAGACTGGTCTCAATTGTCCCCTGAGATGATCAGTCGCTGCCGCTCTGACTGTCAGCTTAATTTGCGTGTGTATCAAACACTACGTGAAGAATTGCTCGACAAGCTGGCAAGACAGAAGACCAGCTCCATACCGCCAGAGTTGTTCATCACATATCTAGATATCGAGCATGCAGTGTCTAGATGGTGTGGAGATTGCGAGCGTGAGGGCTGGCCTTTCAACAAGTCTAAGGCTGTTGTGCTGAGAGGCGAACTTCAGGAAGAAGTAAGGAAAGCAGAGGACGCTCTATCAGCAAGGCTTGGAAACAAAACAATCGCTACGGACCTTGTCAAAGGTATCGTTGAAACTAAGAGACCGAAGTGGACAAAAGAGGGTTTCTACGACGCTCACACCTGTCGTTGGTTCGGCGTTGATAAGTTTGAAGGTCACCCTGAAGAGTCTCAGCCAATAATTGGCGAGTACTGTCGCGTAGAGTTTGTACCACTAAAGCTTTCATCGGTGACAGACGTTAAGATATTTCTTGACCGCAATGGCTGGGAGCCGACGGAATGGAATTGGAAGAACGAAGTCGACGACAACGGCCGTAATCGCAAGGTCAAAGGCTCGCCTAAAATCACTGAAGATAGCCTGGAGTTTCTTGGCGGCGATGGCGTGCTGTATTCGAACTATGTGGTCGCAAAGTCGCGTCTGTCCATCCTTGAAACGTGGATTAACGCAGTAGACGAAAACGGAAATCTGCACGGTGAGTGCTTGTCAATCGGCACGCCCAGTATGCGTGCAACACACAAGATCATTGTCAACGTACCATCAGCAGAATCTGCTTACGGTCGGCAGATGCGTGAGTTGTTCGAGTGCGAACCAGGCTGGGTGCTGATAGGCTGTGACTCTGCAAGCAACCAAGCGCGTGGCTTAGCGCATTTCCTTGGCGATCCGGTATTCACTGACACGCTGATCAATGGCGATATTCACACCTACAACGCTGAGTTGATTGATCGCATCCTGACTTCAATGGGTATTGACTGGAGCGAGGAGCTCATAAAAGGTGGCTTGAAGCCAGACAAAGATCAGACAATGGAGCAAGCGCTGAAGAAGAGAAAGCGCGCTGCGGCAAAGCGAATTTTGTACGCTTTCTTATTCGGCGCCTCGGGCGGCAAACTTTGGTCTTATCTGTTTGGCAAAACCAACGCAAAGCAAGGTAACAAATTCAAAGCAGGATTCGTTAACGCCGTGCCTGGATTCAAGAATCTCCTCGAAAAACTTGAGAAGATCTTTGGTGCTACGTCACGTGGAGGTAATTTCGGTTACATCCCTTCAGTGGCTGGTGCCCGTATCTACGTAGACTCCTTCCATAAGCTCTTGGTGTACTTGCTTCAGAGTACTGAGAAGGCCACTTGCGGCGCCGCCGTGATGCTGCTCGTTAAGGCATTAAAAGCAAAGAACATACCCTTCAAACCATCCATATTCATGCACGACGAAGTTCAGTTTAGAGTGCCTGAGGCTTACGCCGAGGAGGCTAGAGCCCTAGGTGCGTTGGCTTTCAAGGAAGGTCCGAAGCTGCTCAACGTCAACATCATGGATGGCGATGCGCGTATTGGTAAGAATTGGTTCGACACACATTGAGGTAACATGCCTAAAAATGACATATACGCCGTTGGAGTTCGTTTCAACGACATGGGTGGCTGGTCAAAAGTATATACATACAAATCGTATGTGTCTTCAAAACCAGGGTCTATTGTCTTAGTAGACGCTTCAGGGCTGCCAAAGGTTGCTCATGTTGTTAGCTGCCACGATGAATTCACGTTTGATCCAAGGATTAACTATAAGAACATCCTGGCGGACGTTACACCATTGGTACCTGACGAGATTAAGGATCGCCTCAAGCTTCCAAAAGTACTTAAATGAATGTATTCATTCTCGCAAGCGATCCTGCAGAGGCAGCCTCGTACCTTTGCGATAAACATCTTGTAAGCCAGGCAAACGAGTCCGCTCAAATAATCTCTGCAGTAAACCGTGGTCCGTACAAACATACACAAGCGCAGTTGAACCATCCTTGTGTTAAATGGGCTGGGTTCTCTCCTGACAACTACAGTTGGCTAGTAGAGCATGCTAAGGCGATTTATAAGGAGTACACGGCAGTGTACAACAAACGCCACGCGGCCGAGGATTTGTCTTATTGCTTTGAAAAGCCGATTGTAAAAATAGGGCCTGGCAAGGCAACTTTCATTCGAGTTTTCAGAGAACCCTTCAGTGAGCTTATACCTGCAGACTTGAGCATCGTTGAGGCTTACAGGCAATATTACCGCTTGACGCCACTACCAAAAATTTACTCTACGAGAAATGAACCATCATGGCTAAAATTAGTGTAGAAGACTATTTGCTTGCTAAAGCAGCTGAAGAAGCTTCAGAGCTGTCGATTGAATTCAACAAATGTATTGTGTTTGGGCCAAGTTCTGTTTACGAAGGAAAGACGCAGCTTGAAAAAGTCAACAGGGAATTCAATGATTTACTGACAATCGTTGGTATGTTGAATGCGATATTCATACAGAAATACGGCAGTACGGTCGTTGTAGACCGAGATATGTCGGTTGAAAAGATCGCTAAGACGCAGTATTACATGAACGTTTCAAGAGAGCTAGGAAGGTTAGAAGGTGACAATAGCAATAATTGACGGCGATATCATCTGCTACCAGTGCACTTACAACATTTGGCAAAACAGGCTGCAGGATGCCGGTATAAAGCCAGACTCTAAAGGCATTTACAAGGTTACGTTAGACGCCGACGGGAACAAGTTCATACCGCCGATGACTCGCGAACAAGAGACTAAGTATCTAAAAACTTGTTGGGAAATCTTCAAGAAGAAGCTTAACGATCTACTTGAAGTAACCTACTGCGACGAGTTTGTCATGGCAGTCAAGGGAGGCTCTTCCTTCCGAGACCACATGTTTGATACGTATAAAGGCAACCGGGAGCAGACTGAAGAAGTTCGGAATGCGTTTGTGCCGACAATAAGGCAACTGGCAGTTCATGAGCTAGATGCCATACCTTGTGTAGGATACGAGGCTGACGATCTTTTGCGTATATGGCGAAGACAAGCCAACGAGGCTGGCCAAGATAATGTACTGTGCACTATCGACAAAGATCTGAAGTGTGAGCCAGGTCTCTACTTCAACATGCATAAGATGCACTGGAGGATGGAGACTATTAGCGAGCACGATGCACTTTACAACTACTACTACCAGCTAATCCTTGGTGACGGTACAGACAACGTACCTGGCATCCAAGGTGTGGGTAAGGTAGGTGCAAAACGCATACTATCCGGAGCCCTGACCGATAACGATTTTCAAGAAGCTGTTGTCGGGGCGTACATCGCAAGATACCAGGATAGCTGGTTCTCAAGTCTGCTTGCCAATGGGCGAATGATTCATTTATGGCGTTACCCTCACGACTATTTCAATCCTCGCGAGTGGGCTGTTGTTAGGGAGTTACTGGAATGAGCGTTTATACGGGTACTGTCCCCACAGTGAAGAGAGAGATTGTCGCCTCCAACGATAATGGACAGTGGGAATTTGGTAGCAAGATGGGCGTAGGTTTGGGGTTTGTGTATCTGGTGTATGACACCGTATTGCACCGCTTCTACATCGGTAGGAAGAACTATCAATCGCGGAGTAAAGGACGATTGGTTGAAAGTGATTGGCGAAACTACCGCTCGTCTTCAAAGATCTTGGCTAGTCTATTGGAAAACAGGCCGCACGAAGAGTTTCGATGGATCTGTTTGGATCAGTATTTCACAGCATCTGGGCTGGCTTATGCAGAAACTTGGTCGCTATGCTACGTCGAAGCACCGACTAAGAAGTACGTGTACAACAAGCGTATAGAGGCCATCACCTGGAACGTCAAAGAACCTGTATCTTTGCTTCACATGGCTACTCTAAACAAGTATAACGACATGGCAATCGAGTTTAACAAGACTGCTTAAAATGGGAAAGATAAAGAAAAAGGATTTATCTTGTCTAGATACTGTAAACTGTAAATCCTCAGATGCGCGGCAGCTTTATGAAGACGGCACTTCGTTCTGCTTCTCTTGTAAGACGTGGTTCCCAAAAAGTGAAGAGGACGGTGAAGTGACTGAGGATGAAGAGATCAAACCTGTAAAACGTAACGATCTCAACAAAGAGTTGGAACAGATTGCTGCTTATGGTCATAGAGGCTTTGCTGAAAGAAAGGTTGAGAAATTAGTCGCCGAGTATTTTGGAGTAAAGGTCTCGTATGGTTCTGACGGCAAGATAGACACACACTATTACCCATACGAAAACGGCAAGGCCTACAAAAGGCGCTACGTACCTACCAAGAAATTTAACTGGATAGGTAAATCAAAAGCGTTGTTTGGTAAAGAACTGTTCAACGGCGGCGGACGTCGTGTAATTGTTGTAGAAGGTGAAATTGACTGCCTTTCAATTGCGCAAGCCAGCCAAGACAAGTACAAGAAAATATACCCAGTAGTATCCATATCCTCAGCAACTTGGGCACCAGAGCAGCTACTTGCGAATAGAGATTGGCTTAGGTCTTTCAGCGAGATCATTATATGCTTCGATGAGGATGATGCAGGCGAAGACGCCCGCAAAGAAGCTATAAAGATTCTAGGCCTTGACAAAGTAAAAATAACGAAGCTCCCGAGGAAGGATGCTAACGAAGTTTTAGTCGAGGACGGCTCCGAAGCCTTGATGACTTGTATTTTCAATGCCGCTAAATATATCCCATCAGGTATCATAAGTACCTCGGATGTATGGAAAGCAATTGTAGAGTACAGCTCCAAGCCTTCAATACCGTATCCTCCATGCTTTGGAGGCATCACTTCAAAGACCAAGGGGATGCGTCTTGGTGAGATTAGTCTGTTCACGTCCGGTACATCTTGTGGCAAAAGCACGATGCTGCGGGAAATTGCGCTGCACATAATCGAAACAGTACCTGGCACAAAGGTGGGTATCTGCTCTCTTGAGGAGTCTCCAGCCGAAACAGGTATTAAGTTCGCAGCAATGCAACTAAAGCGAAACCCTGCTGATGTTGAAATACCTCTTGATGAACTGCAAATCGGTTTCGATAATGTGTTTAGAGATGATCGTCTCATGCTGGTTGACCACCAAGGCAGCCTCAAAGACGAAAGCATCATTGACAAACTTGAGTACCTTGCACTGTCGGGTTGTCAGTATATCGTGATTGACCACGTGACTATTCTTGTATCGGAAGGTGCAGAAGGTCTTACTGGCAATGAAGCGATTGACAAGGTCATGAATGACTTGTTGCGATTTGTAAAGCGACATAATGTATGGGTAGGTCTCGTTAGCCACCTTCGCAAAACTCCGGTAAATGGAACGTCCTTTGAAGGCGGCCAAATGCCGACGCTAGATGATATCAAAGGCTCAGGCTCAATCAAGCAAGTGTCCTTTGATATAATCGCATTCGCAAGAAACTTGATGGAAGATGATGTGATAAAGCGTAACACTATTTCAGCTGCGGTTCTGAAATGCCGATTCACCGGCTTGACTGGTAGAATCCCTGGTGCGTACTACGATTTCAAGACCGGCAGGTTTCTTGCAGAAGAAGATATCCCGTCTGAAGAGTTTCATTCGCTATGAAAAACTTAGATAAGGCACGGGAGTTGGCGCAGAAAAGTGCTAATAGGCTTAATAAAGTTCACTATGTTATGCGAACTGTTAAAGGTGATCTTGCAGTGGAGCGTGAAGACATCCTGAGCACGCCCTTCGGAAAGGGCTTGTATCCTGCAAAAGATCAAATGTTAGTTAAAGTGGAGCCGCATAAAAAATGACACCAGCAATTGTAACACCTTGGTCATCCATAGGTTATCTTACCTACAAACGAACTTACGCCAGACAAGTGCCTGAAGAAGGCAGAACAGAAGAGTTTGAGGAAACGTGGGGAAGAGTAATTGATGCGTGTAGAAATCAGTTGAACGTTGGCTTCACACCAGACGAGGAAGCTCGCCTGTTAGAGTACGGCATGAGCCTGAAGGCCACCAGCGCTGGTCGTTTCCTTTGGCAGCTAGGTACACAGACTGTCGACCGCCTTGGTTTGGCGTCTTTACAGAATTGTGCTTTCACTGTAGTCGACCACCCTATCCGACCTTTCTGCTGGGCAATGGACATGCTGGCGCTGGGTAGCGGTGTGGGTTACAACATTCAGCATAAACATGTCGATAAATTACCAACTGTTAGAGAGTTCTTTTCAGCCCCTACGCGAATTGATAATGCAGGCGCAGATTTCATTATTCCCGACAGTCGCGAAGGATGGGTTAAATTCCTCGGAAAGACCCTTAAGGCAGCCTTTCTTAGTGATTCCCCTGAAAAGGGAACCTTCACCTTCTATACTGGTTGCGTCCGTGGTAAAGGAACGCCAATCAAAGGGTTCGGTGGAGTTGCATCTGGACCGGAAGATCTTGTATGGGGCATCGGAAGAATCTCTGAAATCCTAATCAAGCGACGCGGTCGAAAGATCCGTCCTGTAGATGCGCTGGACATAATGAACATTATCGGTCACATCATCGTGGCCGGCAACGTTCGCCGTAGTGCCCAGATCGCCATTGGTGATCCGGATGACGTCGAGTTCTTGCTGGCTAAGCGCTGGGATATGGGTAACATTCCATCTTGGCGTGCGATGAGCAATAACTCAGTGGCTTGTGACGATATCGAAGATTTGCACGAATTGTTCTGGGACGGTTATGAAGGTAAAGGCGAGCCATACGGTCTCATCAACCTGAAGCTGTCGCGAGCTGAAGGTCGTACTGGCGAAACTAACTACCCCGATCCAGAAGTTGAGGGCTTCAATCCTTGTGCCGAGCAAAGCCTTGCTCCATACGAGACTTGCTGTCTTGCAACTATCTTCCTCCCGAATATTGCTTCGAAGGAAGAGCTGATGGATGCATGCGAACTCGTGTACCGAGTGAATAAGCATTCGCTGATGCTGGCCTGCCACCACAAAGATACTGAGCGTATTGTGCATAAGAACATGCGCATGGGTATCAGTATTACAGGTGTTCTTGAAGCAACTCAAGAGCAGCTGTCGTGGCTGGATGACACTTATATCTATCTTCGTCAATTTGATGTCGACTACTCCGCTAAGCTTGGTGTAGCGACTTCTATCAAGCTGACAACGGTCCAGCCTTCTGGAACACTTAGCTTGTTGCCTGGCATCTTGCCTGGTGTACACCCTGGCTATGCGCGTTTTATGTATCGTCGCATCCGTATCGCTGCCGAGCATCCCTTGGTGCAGCTTTGCCGCGACAACGGCTATCCTGTAGAGTATGTTCGCAACTTTGACAACTCAGAAGACTACAACACTGTCGTTGTAACCTTCCCGTTCAAGTACTCAGACAATGCAAAACTGGCCAATCAAATGACTGCGCTGGATCAGCTTGAGGCTGTTCGTATGATGCAACGTTTGTGGTCCGACAATGGTGTGTCTTGCACTGTCTACTATCGCAAAGAGGAGCTGCCTGCAATCAGGGCCTACTTGGCACAAAATTACAGTAAGTTCCATAAGAGTCTATCCTTCTTACTCCATTCAGATCATGGCTTCCAACAAGCACCTTATGAAGAAATCACCGAGGATCAGTATCGAGACTTGCTTGCCAGAACTAAACCAATTGGTCGTGTCGAGTCGGCGACATTTGAATCTTCCGACGAGTGCGCTGCAGGTGTTTGCCCGGTCAAGTGAGGACGCACCTTTACTAGCGCCTATGGCTGAGTTTGTATCTCATAAAGGCGAATACGTATCTGTGTTCCGAGCACTCCCCATATGTCACTTGATCGCATCCATGGAGCAATACCCTATGGTGATCGCGGCTAGGTTGATATCTATTTGTGTAAGAATAGACGATCAGCCGATAACAGTGTTTGACGCAATGACGCGTTTTCGCATGTATGAGTTCAACAAAATCATCAACTTACTAGCTAGGAACTAACTGGGAGGGCCTTCGGGCCCTCCCTTTAAATTGAATATGGACGACGAAGCATTTAGGAAGAGCCTCAGGTTTTGGCATATACCGGTGCTTATCTGGTATGGCACTAAAGTGTTGTGGGCAGAGGCTTCTGAGGACCCTCGCGAGGTTGCAGGTGTAGTACGCGATTTGCCAATGTGGGTGATCCGCTGCATGCTGCTTACTGACGCCAGTAAACGGGCGAGAGGGCTTGAAAGCTCATTCGAAGAGTCTACAATTGAAATATGTAAGATAGAAAGGGATTTACGTGCAGTTCTTTCCGCTAAAAGCTCCGAATGAAGTTCCGATCAACTACCCAAACTACTTTAAGGAGCTACGGTATCCTCTCCTGATGTCCCCGAAGATTGACGGCTTTAGAGGTGGTGCTCACAAGGGCACGATGCTGTCAAAGTCCTCAAAACCTTTTCGCAGCTACCAAGTCCATGAGGAGCTGACTGCGATCGACTTTTCTGATGGTGAGATCGTAGAGGGCAACGCTACTGACAGTGATGTTTGTAATAGAACTAATAGTCACCTGATGTCTTTTAAGAAGCCTGGTGACCTCTTTTACTACATCTTCGACACGTGGAATCCTGCTTGCGCTCACTTCCCTTTCGAGCAAAGGCTGGCGCTTGTGCACGGCCAAGTAGCAACTCTGAATAACCCTCAGTATATTGCACTAGATCACTCATTCGTAAACAACGAAGACGAACTCCTGGAAGCTGAGTCTAAGTTCATCCAGCTCGGCTATGAGGGTGTTATGTTACGGGATCCGCGAGGCACTTACAAGCCTGCACGGTCCACTTGGAACGAAGGCATCGTCCTTAAGTTGAAGCGTTTTGTGGACACAGAGGCTCTTGTTGTTGGCATCTACGAGCGAATGCATAACGACAACGCTCAGACTAGAGACGAACAGGGCTATGCGTTCAGGTCATCCTCCAAGACTAACTTAAAGCCTACAGGGATTGCTGGAGGCTTCATAGTTGACTTTAACGGTACTCGCGAGGAAGTACCCGGCGGAAAATTCACACTTCCAGAATTGACATGGATTTTTCAAAACCAGGAAAAAGTTATCGGAAAGAAATACCTTAAATTCAAATATATGCAGCATGGTATGAAAGATAAGCTGCGACACAAATCTGCCTTAGGTTTCCGCGACCCACTGGACATGTAAATGAACGGTTTCAAAGCATCTACTATTCGTAAGTTACTTAAGAAGAAGATTGACGAAGTATGCGAAAGCATTACGGACCCCGATATCAAGACTATCTTCAAGCGAGACGCAATTGTAAGCGGTGGTGCAATTGCTTCTTTTCTCCAAGGCGATCAACCTAACGACTACGACATTTACTTCAGCAATATTGAAACGACTGAGCGAGTTGCTAAATACTACGTTGATAAGTTCAACGAGGCTGTTGGAAAGCTTACAACGGCTCCTGGTGTCAAGGAGTATGCTCCTACAGTCCGTCGTGAAAAACGTGTCAACATCAAGGGCATTGAAGAGGACCGTGTTGTCATCTTTATGAAGTCCGCTGGTGTTGCTGGCGAGAGCCAAGATGTCTACGACTATTTCGAGGGTCGTGCAGACGAAATCACAGACGACTTTGTGGCCAGTCTTACAGAAGGCGCCACTGTCATGGGTAATACACCAGATGTGTTCCAAGCTGTGTCTGCGATCAAGGAAGAGCTCCGCGAATCAAAAGAGAAACTTCCATATCGACCTATCTTCCTGTCTGATAACGCTATTACGTTAGCTAACCGAGTTCAGCTGGTAATTCGTTTCTATGGGTCGCCTGCAGAGATTCACGTAAACTACGACTATGCGCATGCCATGTGCTTCTATAAGGCTGGCGAAGATGAGCTTTGCCTTCCGTCAGAAGCGCTACAAGCAATCTTGAGCAAAACACTGATCTATAAGGGCTCCTTGTATCCTGTCGCTTCCATCTTTCGTGTTCGAAAGTTCTTGAAGCGTGGTTGGAATATCAGTGCAGGTGAGCTGCTCAAGATCATGTTTCAGCTTAGTAAGATCGATCTGAGCAACCACGCAGTGTTGCGTGATCAACTGATCGGAGTTGATGCAGCATACATGAATCAGCTTGTTAACCTTATCAAGGCAAACGATGGTAAGGTTGATCAGGCGTATCTTGTTAAAATCATTGATGAGGTGTTTGAATGAAGCGCGGCAGTCTGACGATTTTCTTAGAAGTTTTTGACCCGATTGACCCAACGGACCCGACTGAGCGTGTTATGCGTAAACGTCGTGTTGTTCTTTGGCGTGATCGCATGGTTACGGAAGATGAAGCTCGAAGCATTTTCACAAAGTTCAAGAACACCAACCCGTGGGTTGATACGAGTCACCTGGAAGCCTATATTTCATACGAACCGGTTAAGCTGTGAAAGAACCATACACAATCGGGCCAAATGAAGTGTTTGTGTTTGGTAGCAACCTCAGGGGCTACCATGGTGCTGGCGCTGCAAGAACTGCTCTTCTTAAGTACGGAGCTGTCTCAGGGTGTTCTGTAGGTCTTCATGGTAAATCGTACGCCATACCTACAAAAGACATACACTTAAAACCACTAAGCCTGGATAGTATCGCTACTTCAGTAAAGCAATTCTTGATGTTTGCTGAGCACCACGATTTACTAACCTTCAAGGTAACTGATATTGGTTGCGGATTTGCAGGGTATACGCCCCTGCAGATTGCGCCTTTATTCCTTCAAAGGTCAGCTAACGTTCTGTTGTCTGACCGCTTTATGAAAGCTCTAGATGAGTGATTTACGAACACTGATTCTTGAATACGGTAAGGCTGTCTACATCAACGCCACAAAACCCTCCGATGAGAATCGGGATAAGGTCAGTGACGCTTTGAACAGGATCTCAGAGTCTGAGACAAACGGTATCACAAAACGGATGTCCAACGACGAGTTTGTGAACTACATTTTCAGCTTTTCAAAAGCCGGCCCTATCGCACAGATGGTGCTTGTCTATGCCATGCAGGAATACGTAACCAGGGTGGCTGATGGACCTCCTATGCTAGACGATCCAGAGAAGCCTCAGTTTATCGAGCCTTCTGCTTGGCAATCGGCATGTAAGATCTTAAAGTCAGAATTTGAGCAAAAATACGGGACACAGTAATGCTTGCAGGCGAACAGTTTCAACATCACAACGATTTCTACTTCCACTACCTAAACGATGGTAGTCCTAAGAGTCACAACGCAAATCACAGCCATCGCGGCTTTACAGTCTTGGCTCGATCTTTCAGCCAACGACTTGTTGCTGTAACGGTTGCAAAGTGTTCTTGGGAAGACGAGTTCAGGAAGAAGGATGGCGCTCGCATTGCGCTTCAAAGGATGGACAATTCCAAGGCTGATTTGATCAACCGCCGGAACCTTCCTAAGTACATCGCCGCTCAGTACCTTCGTATGAATGGTGTGAATCGCAGCCGAGTGAATAAAAAGTGGGCTGAAGAGCTCTTTATGCACACCCTCAAATCGGTGGTCTAAGTGTACGCAATCTACCATTCGAACTGTCCAGACGGCTTCACGGCCTTCATGGTGCTGTATAAGCATGTTGGCGGTAATGTCAAAGGCATCCCAGCTGGCTACTCCAAACTGCCTGATGTGTCAGATATTGCGCCAGAAAGTTTGGTCTACATACTTGACTATTCGGTCAAGAGAGCTACATTAGAGGCTTTGTTGTTGAAGAGCTGCAATGTGATTCTCCTGGACCACCACGAAAGCACCTTTAGAGAGCTCAAGGACTATCCAGCACATAAGTCTTTCTACAACTTCAGTGATCAGGCGTTTTCTGGAGCTATGCTCACTTGGCGTTTCTTGAACGGGCCTGAGGTTGCTGCGCCTTTGTTGGTGGAGTACGTTCAAGACTACGACCTATGGAAGTTCCAGCGGCCGTGGTCAGAGCAAATCAACGCGGCAATTCAATCGTACGATTTCACGGTGCAGAGTTATGAGGATCTGTGGAGCGGCATTGAAACCTCAAATGGTTACGACAAATTGCTGCTAGAAGGTACGGCAATCGAGCGAAAGCTTAACAAGCTGTCCAGCACAATCATCGCATCGACGAAGCGGTGGATCGTTATTGGTGGACATCGTGTACCAATCGCTAACGCCCCTTACGAGTTGGCCAGCAAGACAGCCACAAACCTCTCAAAGTTACACAAGGATGAGGCGCCATTTGCAGCCACGTACTTTGATAACAGTGAGGGACGACGAGTGTTCAATCTGCGAACCATCAACGATGATATCAAAGTGAATGAAGTTGCTGAATTCTTTGGGGGTGGTGGCCACCCCAAGGCGTCAGCTTTTAGTGTCGGTAACGATTCTTATTTGAGGAGCATCTGATGAACGAAACCCAACTGTCGCGCCAACTTCTGGATGAAATTTCCAAAAACTTTAAAGAGGAGATTGCCAAGAAGCCTAGCTGGGGCTCAAAGCAACTTGAGAACCTTTACGATCAAGTTGTAAGTAAAGTGCTTATGGATAAGTTGTTCAATTCGCAAGTAAACAAATAAACGAAGAAAAGCGGCCCGAGGTGCGTCGCGTTTGCCCGGATGACTACCCCCATGGGTTTCGCCGTGCGCTGCACCCGCGCCGAACCTGGTATGTAGCCGTGGCTGTTTTTAGGCCGGCAGTCACGGTCAGAGGGGGAAGCCGTTGGCTTAACCCTTATCTCCGATGATAAGGCCAAATCTCACTAAACCAAGGATTTCCATGTCTATTTCTGCTGACTCTTTTGTTACCAAGATCATTGTCAAGGGCCCGGACGGTAAAGAACATCAGTTCGATACCAAGCAGGAGGCTGTTGACTTTCTGCGTCGCCCCAAGATTGAAGAAGCTCTGAAGGCTGTCACTGCCAACAACGCCGAGCTGACCAAGTGGCTGATGGAGAACCAAGAAGGCGTCGAAATGGCCTTCGAGATTGGCACTGTTCGTCGTGTCACCAAGCAAGAGCACAAGAAGATGGGTCTGGCTCTGGACTTCATTGCTGAACAAATGAAGGACCAAAAGGCTGCTGCGTTCGCAGTTGACAACATCGCCGCTATCAAGGATTCGTTCCGTTGGCCGTCGGTGAAGCGTCTGAAGCCCGAAGAGAAGACTGAAGCTGCTCGTCGCTCGCTCATGGCTCTTTCGAATAACAACGAGTCGCTGTCGGCTTGGGTTATCGAAAACCAAGAGAAGGTTATGGAAGCTTTTGAAGCTGGCAAGGTCAAGCGCGAAGTGCACCCGGCCGCTTCGGAAGCCCTGGCTGCCTGGCGTGCCAACAAGGCGGCTGCTAAGGCTGCTGAAGCGGGTGCGGCTCCCGCTGCTGAAGGCGGTGCTCCCTCTGCTTAAAGACTAGGCCATTACCGGAATGGATGTCACCTAGTCGTAATTGAAAAACCCTCGCGTTTTTCGGCCCCACTCACGTTAACGCGTGTAAGTGGGGCTTTTTTTAAGGAACTCCTTTGCGATTCAAGACGGTAATTAATGTATCAGCCAGTACTACCATAGGTGCTATCTGTTACACTTACTTCTTCCCAATATCAGTGCCTGTCTACGTGATTTTTTCGGCAGGTTACCTGATGCTTCTACTCGCCTATATTCACGAAAAGTTATATGACTTCAAAGGATGACTACGATCTGTGGAAGACATGGTGGTATGCTGCGATGTATGGTGCAGGTTCTGCCAAGCGTATGCAAATGTTAGATGACAAACGGAGGTCAAATGAGCTGCAATTGCAAACTAGAAGCGGACGAGTGCACAGATGGCGTAGCTATCTTCTATCCATTGCAAGACGGTGGAATGTGCTCTACAAGGCCATGCGGAAATGAAGAAAATCTCTCGCACATTCAACAACCAAAGGTTTGCGTTTTACTTGGGGGCAGCAGGCGCGGAGATCTACGAGCGCAACCCCTCGGAACAATCAAGCGAGGTGCGGCTATTACAGCTGGCTGAAGTTTGTGTAAACATTTCGCTTAACCAGCTTGTGAAATGCAGATCAGCCTCATTGGAAGATTTGTTCGACACTTTCTTTGAGGCGCATCTATGCAAATGATTCGTTTCGTAATGAAACTTGACTGCAAAGACGGCTCAAGAGGATACTACACAAACACAGGCATTGCGCATGCAAGTCCTGATATCGAACAAGCCTTCTTATTTGAACATGTCCCAGACGGAAGCTATCTGTTTGGTCCTAAGTTCGCCCACTTAAATCCTGAAATATCGAGAGTTCAAATTGTTAAAACAACCACTGAAATTGCATGGTCGGTATAACTGGGTCGGACAGCCGGAAAGGCTGATCTACCTTGGTGATAACTTTAGCGGCAACGGTTATTGGCATCAGTTCGCAAAAGTCGAGGCGCCCGACGTAGTCTGGTGCGAAGTCAAAGGAAATCAACTCGAACAGTTTGAGGAAACAGTTGATTAAGTTCATCGACTCAGGAGGCTGCGTCACAAAACTTATCGTGAAGTTACCGAAAGTTATTGTGAAGCGTGGTAAGGGTTACTCAAAAGAGAATTCTGTTGCCTGCGAATTGACCGACACAGGTAACGGTTACATCGCCAAGTTTCCGGCGCATGGTTCAACTGATCAGGATCAGTACATCAGTATTGATTATGATAACGCTCGTAGTTTGATACTCGCTCTGTCACCTCACGCTAAAGATCTAGGATTTACAGATGGCTAACTATGTTGTAGGTTCCCTGTTACATACGAAGGACGGCCGAAAAATTGGTAATGCAATTATCGCCGGAATGAAAGCAGGTACAGATCGCGAGCAGTTTTATGACGTGGTGACCGACTTTGGTAATCGTATTGTCTTTAACTTAGCAGAGCTCATTGAGTTGTTTCACCCGCCTGAGCGAGTTACCACCTTCACAAACTGGGCGTTGGACCGATTAAACAAACGAGAAACAAATGGCAACTAAAGTTGAGATGTTCAAGAACATCGAGGGTCAGCTCTTTGAAACCGAGTTCAAAGCAGACTGCTCTTCGGCAGCTATTGTCGTTTCACAAGAGGTGCGACAGCTGCCCGAGGTTCCTGCAAGCATCTACAAATCGATGCTCGCTGTATTTGAGCAGAAGATTCTTCCGCTACCTAAGCTCAAGCAAATCGGTCTTGGCTGGTTTATCGACAAGTGACATCTAAATTTCCAGAGAACGACTAGAGTCCGCATTCCACGTATTGTGCTGGCGCCTATCTGGAAGCGAAGGCCAGTGTTGTAGCTACCACTGTTACCGCAGACTACGCGGCAGTCATAGACTGTAGATGTCACTTAAACAACTTAAAGGAGGTGAAAATGAAGCTAATTTAACTTAACAAAGGAGCTTCATTATGGGTGCAAAGAAGGCTGGTGGTACTGCGGGTCGTAAGCGCGCTAAGGATTCCGCCATGGCTGCTCAGTTGGCCAAGGACGGTGTCAAGCGCACCACTTACCGCGATCCCATCACCAACAAGATCGTTCCGATCGGCACTTATCCCGGCAAGAACAACCGTTAATTCGGAGGAGGGCTTCGGCCCTCCATTTAAATGCAAAGACACTACTCAGCTATTGTTACCAATGAGTTACTCTGGTATAACGGGTTATCACCGCAACAGCAAGAATTTATTGATAACCTTAAGTTGGATATCCGAGATGCTTTTGTACAACGTGATGAAATAAGGACACGCAATGGATGGCCCGAAACCAAGTTTGGAAACGACGAACAACTGTCTACGGCTCGAATGCTGGGGAATCGTTCCAAACGGTGATGTCTACACAGCCCCTGAAAGGCAAAGTTTCTCACTAAAAGGATTTGTATTCAACCACCCTAATTTCGAAGATGGCTCTGACATAACCACTTCCCCTATTACTTCTGTCACTTCACAGCTAGGCGATGCCGTTTTAGTCAGGCTAGAAGGTCCTGCGTATGCAATAGAAGTGTTCGTGCACACAACATCGGGTTCAAAGTACATGCTTGGCGACCCAGACCCAAACTACGAAAAGTTGTATCCCAACGCTAAGGAAAGGATTCTTAAAAATGGGCTCAAGTCATGACAGCCGTTACTGGGTATGCAAAAATTGCT